GTAGCTACTTTACTTGCAAATGCTGTAGCTGATACACGAAAAGAATTGGGTGTTTCATCTTTTGAAGCTGGTAGAATACAAGCAAGATTGGGAGCTGCTTCAGTTGTAGGTAAACTTTTTGGTTTAGAATCTGCGGATATAAAAGAATCCTTTAATGCTATTTCATCTACACTAGGTGGAATAAATCAAACATCTACTCTTAGTGTTTTAAACTTCGCAAAATTTTCTATGAAAATAGGTCTTGGAGCTACAGAAGCAGCCAATTTATTAAAAACTATGGAGTCAATGTCTTCGGCGAGTAGGGAAACACTACAATCTCAGTTGGAGAGTACAGCCCAACTTATTAGACAACAGGGAGTCGCTCCTGGCGCAGTAATGAAAGATGTAGCAGCTAATGCTGAATTCTTTGCGTTACATTCTAAAGCTGGAAGTGATAATTTATTTATAGCTGCCGCTCAAGCAAGAAAACTTGGTTTAAATTTAGGTACAGCATCACAAATTGCAGAGGGTTTAATGGATTTTGAATCTTCTATAGCCGCACAAACGGAAGCTTCTGTAATGCTTGGTAGAGAGCTTAATTTTGACCGAGCAAGACAATTGATGTTGACAGATGATATAGCTGGAATGATGACTGAAGTTAGAAAACAAGTAGGTACGGAAGCCGAATTTGCAAATATGAGTAGATTAGAAAGAGAAGCTACAGCAAAAGCTCTACAAATTTCTACACAGGATTTAAGTAAGTTGGTTGCTGAAGAAGAAACTGCTGGAAAGGTAGCTGCTGAAATAAAATGGTCATGGGTAGGAATAGGTGCTGCTATTGGTGCAATAATTGGTATGATTATTGGTGGTTTAACAATGGGAGTAGGATTACCTGCGATGTTCAGTGGAATGGCAGCGGGTGCAGCTGGTGCTGCAGGTATAGGTGCAGGTATAGGAGTATTAAGTGGTGCTGCGGTAGGAGCTATAGCAAGTTTTCAAGGATTACCAGTAGGAACGGGAGTTAATATTACAGGCGGAGCAGCTATGGCTCACGCAGGAGAAACTATAGTAAGAACTGAAAGTATTAATATGGATAAAACTAATCAGTTGTTGGGTGATTTGGTAGTATTAAATGAAAGAATGATTAGAAAGATTGATGGTATAGGAGTATCATAATGGGTTTAGTTGATTTAGTATCAGACTTGAGACAAAAACCTACTAATTTAAGTAAGATTAGTGGTAGGTATGATACTGACCAAAAAGTATTACCAATGGAAGATACATTTGGAGAGAGAAACTCTGCTGGTGATTTTTTTCCTAATATACATCGTCCAGGATTTGATAAAAACCCAATAAAATTTGAATCTAACTATACAGGTGAAGGAATACCAGAAACACCACTACCTGCTACATTTAGATGGAGAGCCCCTGATAATGTTAGTATGGAAAATGTTCCTGTTGTTATGTCGGTTAGTGATTTGGTTTCAAATCGTGCAATAGAAACTAAAAATAGAGTAAGTAGTTTTGCTTTTAGTAATACAGAGAAGAAAGGGTTAGACGAGTATTATAAAAATTTAGATAAAGAGGGTATTTTAGGAATTCGTAGACGTGGTAGTGTAAGTGATTTTGGTAAAGAACCTTTTATAGTAAGACAAATTGGTAGTAGGTGGGGTATTGATATAGAGGATATAAAAAATCCTAATGTAGAGGTTTTTGGTAACAAGATAGAAATACCATTAAGACAAGGTGTACAGTTTTTTGATAATTTAGTAGGTGATGTTTTTGGTAGAGGAGCTCCTGGTTTTAGTGGCTTTATAGGTAGAGAATTTGCAGATGCTACGAGAAAAGGTAGATTTGTAACAACAGGAAGAGGAGTTTCATTTTTAGCTAAACAGATAATATTACAAAAACAAAATCCACGATTTGAAACTACAAAATGGAATCCATTAAGCTTACTTTCTTCACCAGGTGTATTACACTTACAACGACATTTAAATGTACCAAATACTAGTGATACCAAAAGTGATTGGCAAAATCTTTTAGCCATTGGAGGTTCATTTGCAAGTACGTTTTTACCAAAAGGAATTAATGAAGCTGCAGGATTAATTTCAAATTATTCAAATGTTAAAGATTTTGCATTTGTTCCTGGTCGAATAGGAGAAAATGGGGATGGTTCAAGATTAACAAGATTTACAAAACAACTTATTTTGATTGAAGACCCTCTTTTACAAAAAACAAATATGTGGGTTGATAAACAATTTAAGAAAGTAGGTAAGGTACTAGGACCATTCAGTTTTCTAATGCCAGACCCACCAGTTGTTAATAGTTTCGGACCATTTACACCACTAGTTGATTTATTTTACGAATTTACAGGTACGGGAGTACCTAAGGCTAATAGAAGAGACGGTGGTACTCATCCAAGAGCATCTACTATAGATAGATATTCTGTTTTAGCTTACGGTAATTTACAGGGAGAGAATAGTTATACTAATCTGGGTTATAAGTCTCCTTCTGAAACCGATGCTAGTGTTTTAGAGGTTCATACTAAGACTAAAAATGCTATAGACCGCTCAGCAGTAAATGCTGAAAAATTACGTTTTAGAAATAAAGGTAAAAATAAAATGAATGTACTGGATGGTCAGAGTAATAATAGTGCATTAGCTAAATTTGATACAGAATTGAATAGTATAGTTAAAACTGATACTATGGATGGAGTTAACGCAATGCCATACGGTGGTAAACTTACTGATTTAGATAAAAATAATACACGTGATGATTTTATACCATTTAAATTTAGAGATGCAATAAATGGTAAATGGTTAATTTTTAGAGCTATACTAGGTACTATAACAGATACTCTTTCACCCGATTGGAGTTCGGATAGATATATAGGTAGACCAGACCAAGTTCATGTATATCAAGGTACAAATAGACAGGTTACTTTTGATTTTAAGATATATCCCAATACAAAACAGGAATTATTGATTTTATGGGATAAACTTAATTTTCTAGTTGGATTAACGTATCCCACGTATAAAAACAATAGAATGGTGCCACCCTTTACTTATTTGACTATAGGTAAGATTTTTAATAAAACACCAGGGTTTATAAGTGGATTAACAGTAAATATACCAGAGGAAACTACTTGGGAAATTGATAATACACGTCTTAAATTACCAAAATATGTAACTGTAAATTGTGATTACACATATATACATAAAAATCTACCGATGACTACAGGTAAACATTATGACTTACCTTGGCTTAAACATTATGGTAAGTATGGCACTTATAATGTTCCACCAACTGTCAGTTCAGGTGGACCTGCTAGGACTAATTATACTGATTTTTGGAAAAAAGGTTATGACTATAATACAGAAACTTGGTTTGAAAATCCATTAGGTGCTGTAACAGATTTTATGAATCAAAAGTTTGAAGGTTTTCTTAACAAAAATTTCAACGATTTAAAGAAACAAATTTTTAGACGGGGTTAATTATGGGTAGATATGAATTTACAAAAAAGAAAAAAGATAAAAAACTTTTTTATCAAGTTTTATCACCTACACTATATCCAGGCATACCTATAAAGGATAGTGATATTTATATTTATCCAAACGAGGGAGAACGTTTAGAAAGTATAGCTTATAAATATTATGAAGATACTAGTCTTTGGTGGATTATAGCTAGAGCTAATGATTTAGGTGACGGTAAAATGTCATTAGACCCACTTAAACAAATTAGAGTACCAGTTGATACGGAACCTATAATAGATCAATTAGAAAAGTTAAATAGTCAAATATAATGATTCAATTAGCTCCAATAGATAGTTCAGTACAAAAAACACTTGAAAAAAAAGAAAGGACTCTATCAAACAAAAAACCTGGTCAGATAGAGGATGATATTTTTGGGCTTAAGAGTGAAATAAACGATAGTTATACTGGACTTGCTGTTAGAAGTACATTTATAAAAATGACTTCTTTGGTTGGTAATAAATTTGTTGTTATACAGGGTGGAGAATTGTTAGAGAGTGAAACTTATCCCTTTCAGAATGAGATGGCTGGTGGGTTGACAACAAAAGATTTACACTCTAATACATTGGGTACTATATATGGGCCTATACGAGATAAAAATTCACAAAAAAAGACAGCAAATATGTACTATAGACCGATTTCAGGTTTAAAAAATATAGATGTACAATATAAAGGTGGATTGAAAGCTTTAAGGGAAGGTAATATATCATGGACTTGTTATAATTTTGAAGATTTGGAAAGATTGACACCACATTTTCTGTGGCACGGTAAAAATATTTTAATAGAATGGGGATGGTCGTATCCAAACTTGGATACTACTTCTGAATGGTTTCCTAGAACCTTTAATTTAAATACTTATTTACAAAGTGATAATGTTGAAGCAGAATTAGTTAAACACATAAAAAAACAAAGAGGTAATTATGATGCAATGTTGGGCACAATTACAAATTATGAGTATTCGAGTAGAGATGATGGTGGGTTTGATTGTAATACTAAAATAATATCTCGTGGAGCAAATTTATTTAAAAATACATTACCACCGATTGAACAAAAAGTTTTAGTTAGTACAGAACAAGGTGATAATAAAAAAACTATAGTTGAAAATTACATAAATTTCAAAAGTTACTTAAAAACGTTAGGTCAACAGTTAAAATTTGTAAAAGGACAACATCAAGAAGTTTTAACCGACGCAGATACAGAAGAAGAAGTAAAGAGTTATAGTATTCTTTATGAAAACAAAAATGGCGTTGAAATGGGACCTTACTGTACATTGGGATATTTTGAAGATAATATTCTTAGTAGATTTTTTGGTTTTGTTTCAGACGATAAAACTTTATTTGAATTTAGAAGTATAGAACAAGATACTGACGGAGTGTGGCATAGTACACAAATAGCAAATCACAATTTATTGTTTACAGCCCATCCAGACACACACGCTAGTGATGACAACGCTTTAATTATCCCAGGACAGTTTCCATATGGTATTGAAAACGTTTCATACGACGCAAAAAATGAAAATTTAACAGTGGGTACGGGGGAGATGAGAACTTATAGAGGACCTTACTCTGTCGAAGGTATCAAGAAAGTAGCCGTAACAGAAAAATATATAAAGTTAAAGAACAAGACAATGGAATTTGAAAAATTCGCAGTACCTGGTACTAACAATAAAAAGGGTTATGTTAGAAATCTTTTATTACATTATAAATTAATTGAAGATGCGTTTGAAGATGCAGATACTCTTGAAAGTGGTATGTCTAAATTGTTTAGTAATATAAATGCTCATTATGGTAATTTTTGGAATTTTGAATTGAGTGCCTCTGAAGGTGGTAAGAGAATGAAAATAATAGATAAAAATATAACACACACTGATGCAATAGATTTCATTGAAACAAATAACAGTAAAAATAAAGAATACAATACAGAATTAAAACTTTTACAAAAGAAATATAATTATGACGGTATGTATATTTTTCCAGTATGGGAAGAGGGAAGTTTAGTTAAAAGTCAAAATTTTACAGCAAAATTACCAGATAAAATGGCTTTAGGGGCATTATATGGTAGTGGAAATAAATTTCCTAAAAAAACTGAGGAAACCAATGTTCAAAATTTTTCTACAAATGAGGGAGCGGGTGATACAGCGGCTCAGGTATTTGCAAGATTATTTAATCCTAATTATGATGAAGATGCAACAATATATAAGGATGCTTTAAATAATAATATAAGTTTACCCTACCACGATAATAAAAGTTTTGGTAATTTGAAAGCATTACCAAATGAACCTTTAAGTGTCGGACCATCTAAGACTGAGACTATAAAAAATGGAGGCCACAAGATAGATGTAGCTGCTATAGTGAATACTGATTCAACCCTAGCCATCATAAAAGACATAGACGAAACATATGAAGAAGGTGAAGGTGATTTGTCTATTTTATTCGAAAATTCCGAATCAACCACAACAGAAGAAGAAGTCGAATCAAATAAAACTGGAGGAGTTGTAGACTCTGAAATAGCAAAAGCTTTTCCCGAATTTGTAGGTTTCGACCCTATGAATAGTATACAGCCAGTGACAGTGACAGTGCCCGCAGAGTCTACAGGTATAACACCTGATATTTCACACCTTGATGTAGAAGAAAGAGATGTTATATACGGAGATAAGGACGCTATGGAAAAATATGGTACGAGAGATGTAAAATGGTATGGAAAAGGAGGTGCTTTAAGAAAAGAATATCAGAAAAATATGTTTGAAAAAATAAAAAATGATGAAAAAGGAATTCATAATACTATTGACCCACTATTGAACATAGAATTAGAATTGGAAATAGACGGTACTGGTGGTATATTTCCAGGTAATGTTTTTCATTCAAGTTATTTACCGAGAAAAATAAGAAAGAGTACAGTTTATCAAGCAATGGATGTTAATCATAGAGTAGATTCAAGTTTTTGGTCAACAACTATAAGAGGTCAGATGAGATATGCTGGAACAAAAGTACTTGAAAAACAAAGAGACGCTATAGCTAAGATTGAAGAAATGATCGCCAATCCAGAGTCTATATTATTAAATACACTTACTAAGGATAGTGACGGTAAAACTTTAAATCCAGATATTAAAGGTGTACAGAAACGGAAACCTGAATTACGAGGAAAACCACCTACTTTAAAAGAATTAAGTGGTGCAGGAAGTCCTATACAAAGAGTAGGGTCAGGGTAAACATTTAATAATATGCCAACAATAAAACAAATACATGACAATACTGAAAGAGTAATAGAAAGTGCGGGTGAATCTGAAAAACAAGAGTTTAGATATTATGACGGTTCTTGGCTTCCAGCAGGGACACCATATCATATTCACTATACTATAGACAAAAAAGAATATTTTATGACGGGTGATGTACATAGTAATAAATCAAGATTGGTACGAAGAGTTAAATATCAAGGTATGTTAGCTCAATATAGGGAAGCTAAAAGGGGTGTATTAAGTGCAGAAAAGTATTATACCGAATATAAACCACAACCAAAACCGATAGATTATACTACTGGTTATTTTTATAGATACTTTGCTAAACAAGCTAACAATAAAAATGCCCCAATTAAAGAAATATCATATAAAGATTATGTAGCTACTAATTCATTTTATACAAAGATATCTGTGAAGTGGAGATTAATGGCCCCTGTACGTGAAGAAATAATTGATAGTAATACAGCTTCTATTTTAAGAGCTGAAGAAGAAATGGAGTTTATTACAACTAAGGTTACAAATATGATAGAGTTCTATAGAGAACCTCCGACACCAAGTGAAAAGTTAAATATGAAATTACAGAGAAGGACAACAACAAGTACTCCTTCTTCTGGTGTTAGTGGTACAGTCACAGGTACAGGTGGAGGTTACTAAAAAAAATTGATATTGAGAGTTTAATTTAATATATATAAGAAAGGTTATAAATGAATGGTTGGGTATTATATAAAAATGTAGTAAGTGAATCTTGGGAAACTCAAAAACTTGTAGAAGAGTTTGAGAAACAAGATATTAAGATTCGTGTAGTCAATCCACAAGATGTAGATATTTTTGTGAGTAGAGATGACAGGAAAAGTATCTTGGTTGCTGGAAAGGCAAGAGGACTTCCTGACTTTGTAATTCCACGAACTGGTAGTGGTACTACATATTTTATTAAAGCTATCATAAGACACTTAGAAAGACTTGGTGTTGAATTAATAAATGGTAGTGCTTCTATAGATACAGTTAAAGATAAGTTATACACACAACAAATATTAGGTGAATCAAACCTACCAGTACCAAAAACTCTTTTGGTAAGACACCCAATTAATGTAGATTTCGTCGAAAAGAATATAGGATTTCCAATTATTGTAAAAACGTTAAGTGGTTCGTTTGGAGCTGGAGTATTCTTAGCTGAAAACAAAAGACAGTTTCAAGATTTAATTAAATTAGCTGAGATAACTTCAAAGAGTTATAACATTATAGTTCAAGAATTTATCAAAGATTCGTGGGGTAGAGATATAAGAGTTTTTGTTTTAAATAACAAAGTAGTCGGTTGTATGATGAGACAAGCAACTGATGGTGACTTCAGAGCAAACATCACAAGAGGTGGTGAAGGTATCCCATATCAAATTACAGAGGAGATAGAATGGTTAGGTGGAGAGTCAGCGAGGCTATTACATTTAGATATAGCAGGAGTTGATTTGTTATTTGATAATGGTAGTTATAGAGTATGTGAAGTAAATTCATCACCAGGTTTTGAAGGAATGGACAAGTATACTAATACAAACATAGCCGAACTAATAGTTAATTTTGTAAAACATAAGGTGGGTTATACAAATGAAAATAATTGATAGTTTTGGTGAATATGAAGAGTTTATAAAAAATTATCAAAGTAGTAAAGGAAGGTGTCTTTTAATTCCAATACTATCTGACCACAACTTACATCCCTGTGAGAATAGATTAAGTTTCATTTATATTTTTTTAAATCATACGAAGTTTATTGATTCTGAATATATTTTACCATTTAATCATACGGAAGCTGTGTGTGGAGTAGACCTTGAAAAAGTAAAATATGATTTGAATACTGAAATTTTTAAATATACTTATGACAAAAAGAAACTTAGTCACTTTATGAAATTAAAAAATATGTTTGATATAAATTTATTACATTATATGAATTATAATGAACCTCTTTATATTGAAGATATAACAACACCTGTTCACGATATCTTTTATAACAAATATAGAAATGAACGTCAGTTAAATGACATAATTCCAATAATGAAACATATTGAATATTGTAGAAAACTTTTAGATAAATTTTCTAAGTATCACGTAACAGCTTATATGACAAATGGGTTTGATAAATATAACGAGGAAGTTTTAGATAATTTACAACATATAGAATCCAACGGTTTAATGACTCTAGATGGATTAAAACATACAGAGTATAACATCTATACTTCAACGGGTAGACCATCAAACAGATTTGGTGGTATCAATTACGCAGCACTAAATAAAACTGATGGTAGTAGACGGAAGTTTGTAAGTAGTTTTGGTGAGTATGGTAATTTGGTAGAATTTGATTATGACGGTTATCATTTAAGATTGATAGCTGATATAGTAGGTTATGAGTTTCCGAAAGAATCTGTACACGGATATATGAGTAAATATTATAAATGTGATTATGAAAAATCAAAAAAATTATCATTCAAATATCTATACGGTAAAACACCTAAAGAAGTGATTGAAACAAATGATTTTTTTAGAAAAGTAGAGAAATATAAGACACGTCGGTGGGATGAGTATAGAAATAAGGAATTTATATTAACAGATATTTATAATAAGAGAATATTTAGAAGAAATTTATTTAATATGAACAAAAATAAATTGTTCAATTATTTAATACAGGTAACGGAAACCGAGAACAATATGAAAATGTTGAATACTCTTATACCTAAATTAAATAAAAATAATGTGGAGAGTAAATTGATATTATATAGTTATGATTCATTTCTTTTTGATTACGATAACAGCGACGGTGAAAATTTTTTACAAGATATAAAAAATGAGATTGAACATGAAGGTAAATATCCGACGAGTGTAAGTGTGGGTAAAAATTATCATGAGATGGTGGACGTAACAGAAAAATTTAATGAGAAGTTCAATACTAAATAAAATATTATTAGATTGGAGAGAGTCAGTCAAGTCGGGTGTACCCGATACTACTGATGCTACACATCTATCCAAATTGTTTGAAATACTAGGACAACATGGTTGGCCTGGTGAAGCTCGTATGGAGTTTATAGGTAATATAGTAGAACAGAAGAAAAAAACTATTGACCCCGAAACCCCCGTAAAATATACAATTAAAGATAAAGATGGTAAAGATATTCAAAAGACCACTACATACGGACAAGCTATTAAAAGACATACTGACTCACCAGCATTCAAAGCAGCTGATGCTTTAAGACAGAAAGGTACGGGCGAAGAACCAGAAAAACCAAGAAAAGGTTTAAAACCTTCAGATTTTGAACGGGATTTTGATAAAGAAAAACCTAAAAAAGTAAAAAAACCAAAATCAAAACCAAAAGTTGATAAAACACCACAAGAACAAGAATTATCAAATGAGCAAACAAAGACTTCTGATTTAAGAGATAAAGGTGTAGCTGGTGCAGGTGGTGAGACTGCAAGTCAAGGTGAATCAAGATATTGTGGTGCAGTTGATAACCTTGATTATGATAAGTTCAATAAAGAAAATGCAGAAGATATTAAAAAAGAAAAGGATGGATTGGATTCAAGAAAACCTAACTATCCATCAACAAAAGAAGTACGAGATTTAGCAGCAATAGGATTAACACCTGATTCTGATGAGGGTAAACAATATATTGCAAGTAGAGAAGTTTGGGCTAACCAAGAATTAAAACGAATGCAAGAAATGGATAAACCAAATGTATTCTCAAGTTCAACTGGTTTTGGTGGAAGTGATAATAACTATAAGACTTGGATGAGAGCGGCGTATGACGGAGCACTCGCCACACAAGAACATTTAAACGAAAGTAGAATGGATACTTCACAACCACATCAAACCATACAATCCACTACAGAAATAGATAATAAAGTAGAGGCAGATTTAGAAAAGAAATTAAAAGAAGCAAAAACTCCAGAAGATAAAAAGTATTATGAAAGAGAATTAAAATCATTTAAAAAATTCAGAACTTATCACGACACTTATGTTGTTGGTAGAGATGAAAATGGTAGAACATTTATTGTATCAGTATCAAATAAAAAGGATAGTGATATGAGTGATCCTCAAAATAATACTACACCATCTGTTAGATTTGAAGTTATGAAAAAAGATTTCGGAACAGAGACTGCTCAAACAGTAACTACTGCTATTGATGATGGAATAAAGAAAGTAACTACTGTTACGGAAGAAACTAAAAAGAGTTCTACAAAAGTGGAAGTTGATGATGATTTTGTAAATGTTGCTGAAGTTGCAGCTCCTAAACGAGTTAAACAAATAGGAGAACGAGGAAATAAAAGGAAAAGATCAAAAGAGGGAAAACCAAGAGCAGGTAGTGAGTTAGGTTGTTATTTAGAAGATAATGGTATTTCAGATGATGATTGGAATAAAATGTCTACTAAAGAAAAAATAAAAAAGACTCAAGAATTTATGGGTGATGATAAGTGGCATGGAAAAAACGGAACTAAAGTTTCTTATGAACCTTATGGTAAATTATTTATTAAGGTTGGTGAAGTTGATACTGGTGGCCATAGGTCATTAAATAAAGTAAGAGCCGAACTTAAAAAAAGAGGACAATCTTCTTCATTAGAATCAAAAAGTGTTAAAGACTCGGGCCAGATAAAGAAAGCAGAGCAAAATTCAGTAAAAGAAGCACACCAAAGTGTTGTTAATAAAGTTACTGAGGCAGATGAAGAACAAGGATTTCCAAAAGATGATAAGAATGGTCCACATACACAGGCTTATGTAAATACCGTTATGGAAGCAATGCACTACAATACATACATTGATATGGAAGATGACGAAGATGATAAAGTATTATTACAAATGGGTATCAATGGTGCAAAAGCAAGTCATATTAGAAGTTGTTTGGCAAATAAGAGTGGATATGAAATTCCACCTGGTGATAGAAAAGGATTAAAACAACATTTAAAAGAAACTTGTACTATTGAGGCTGAGACTGGTGCAATTGTTATTAATTCAAAAGATGAAAGTGGAGACAAGACTCATATAGCAGATGATACTTGGAGAACTGCGGGAACATCACAAAAAGTTGCTAGTGGATTTGGTGAAGATATGAAATCTTGTGTTAAAAGTAAAGTTAAATCAGATAGAGCTGGAATATAATGAAAACCCAACTCCTCTGTACATTCACCCGTAGAAACAGATTCTATGATACTGTAAAATTAATCATAGAATGTAATGAAATTGTTTTTGATAAAATTTATGTGTTTCAAAATGAAGATGACCATCACCAATTAATTTGTACTTACAATGTAGAGTACGATGAAAATTTTATAGAAGGAGTACCTGACACTATATCACTCCACAGAAAGAAACAGACAAATACTTTATATACAATCAATGCATTGAATGAAACTATTAGAGAATTGAATAATGGTAAGTTAGATAAGAGTTTTCCAATACCTTGGGAAAGTTATCAAAATAGTTTACTACTGACAAATGAAGAAGGCCTCAATAAAATAAGGACAAGAATTTATACTATAGTAGATGTAAAAACTTGGGATAATACCGAAAAATAAATTGTATTTTTCGGAAGTTCAATAATATATATTATTGATGAAGGTTGTTTTAATAACAACTATGAATTGTAAATTAATAAATAATAATAAGGAGATACAAAATGGATCTAGACGCAATTCGCAAGAAACTCACACAACTACAAACAACAAACACACGGACTTCAAATCTTTGGAAACCCTCACCTGGTAGAACTCAGCTGAGGATTTTACCGTATAAGCACAACAAAGATAATCCGTTTATTGAGTTGTACTTTCATTACGATTTAGGAGATAGGTCTCATTTATCCCCAGTCAGTTTTGGTCGCCCAGACCCGATTGAGGAGTTTGCTGATAAGTTAAAGACAGGTGGTAATAAAGAAGATTACCGACTTGGTAAGAAACTTGAAGCTAAGATGAGAACCTTTACTCCAGTAGTAGTTCGTGGTGAAGAAAGTGAAGGAGTTAAGTTTTGGGGATTTGGTAAGATGGTTTATCAAGAACTACTTTCTATTATAGCTGACCCTGATTATGGTGACATTACTGACCCTGTAAATGGTAGGGATGTTTCTGTAGAGTTCAAGACAGCTGAAGAAACTGGTGCTTCATTTCCTAAGACCACTATTCGTGTAAAACCTAATCAAACACCTCTCACAGACGATTCTTCTTTGTTAGAAAATCTCTTGGATAAACAGATGGATATTCGTGAGATATATCAAGAAAAAACTTATGATGAGTTGACAGAGATATTAAATGATTGGTTAAATCCGTCAGACGAAAATACAGAAGGAAGTGAAGGAGTAGAAGAATCATCTACTGTTACTGAAAATGTAGTATCTGACGCATCAGCTGCATTCGACGAACTATTCAATAAGTAGGTCTGAAAATGACTTCACGAGATGAGTTAGCTAGTATATTAGCTGACAATCTAAATAAACAGTTTAGCGAATCAAAAGTAGCTTACTTTCTTGATGGTACGGATATAACACCTACCGATATAAAGGAGTTTGTGTCCACAGGTTCAACAATGTTGGACTTAGCTATTTCAAATAAAGCGCACGGTGGAATAGCCGTGGGTAGAATCACTGAAATTAATGGCTTAGAATCGAGTGGTAAATCATTACTTGGTGCTCATATCCTGGCAGAGACACAAAGACAGGGTGGGGTAGCAGTATACATAGATACAGAAACTTCTGTAAGTACTGAGTTTTTAGCAGCTATTGGTATTGATGTAAACAACATGCTCTATCTTCATTTGGAGACAGTAGAGGATGTTTTTTCAGCTATAGAGGAGATAGTAGCTAAAGTACGTGAGTCGGATAAGGATAGACTAGTAGCTATACTTGTAGATTCATTAGCTGGAGCTACAACTAAGGTAGAGTTGGAAGGTGACTTTGATAAAGAAGGTTGGGCAACAGCTAAAGCTATCATTATATCAAAAGCTATGAGGAAAATCACACAGATGATTGGTAGAGAGAAGATAGCTCTTGTCTTTACAAATCAGTTAAGACAAAAACTTGGTGTGATGTTTGGTGACCCTTGGACTACAAGTGGTGGCAAAGCTTTACCATTTCACGCTTCAACTCGAATCAGGTTAAAAAATCTTGGTCAAATCAAGGATACTGGTAAGAATACAATTGGTATGAAAATCAGAGCTCAAGTAATCAAAAATAGATTAGGACCTCCGATGAGACATGCCGATTTTGATTTGTATTTTGAAACAGGTATTGATGACCCTGGTAGTTGGTTACGAGTATTAAAAGACCACAAGTTAGTTAAAAATAGTGGTGCTTGGTATACTATGGATGACCATACTGGAGAAGAAATCAAATTCCAATCTAAGAATTGGTCAGAAAAATTATCAGATAAAGATTTCAAGAATCACATCTATGATATGATATGTGACACTCTTATTCTGAAATATGACCAAAGCTTTGGAATAGATGATGTAACGGTTACAGTTGACGAAGTAGAAGATGTTTGATGCCCAATGATAGATATATTTCTATACTCGAAGAGATAAAAAGAAAAGGCGGTCAAGTAGATAACGGTGAACCTAATGATAAAGTACTGATAATAGATGGACTGAATACCTTTATAAGAGTATTTAGTGTTTTACCAACTACTAACGCTGATGGAATTCACGTTGGTGGAATAGTTGGTTTTCTTAAGTCAGTTGGTTATTCCATAAAAACGTTAAGACCCACTCGTTGTATCATCGTATTTGATGGTAAGGGTGGGTCTCACCGCCGCCGAAAACTATTTCCTGAGTACAAGAAAAGAAAACGTACATCATATAGAGTAAACCGTGTCGAACAGTTTTCTTCACAAAAAGATGAACGACACAATATGATTCTACAGCTCAAAAGGTGTGTAGAATATTTAAGTTTACTTCCTCTTACGATATTCAGTACTGAAAACATAGAAGCTGACGATGTTATAGCTTATATAACAAAACAGGTACTAACAGAAAGTAAGATTACTATAATGTCTACAGATAAAGATTTCTTACAGTTAGTTAATGAAAGAATTTCTATATGGAATCCTGTTAGAAAAAAGTTATATAATCCCGAAGGCGTCTTAAAAGATTATGAGATAGCACCAAACAATTTTCTATTATATAGAGTATTAGATGGTGACAAATCAGACAATATACCAGGAATACGGGGAGCTGGTATCAAAACAATACAGAAGTATTTTGATTCTGTAATGGAGAGTGAAAATTCGAATGTAAAAGACTTGTTGGTATTAGCAGAACAAAAAAAAGACGAGTTTAAATTATATAAAAATGTATATAATAATAGGGAGCAAGTGTTATTGAACGAGAAGTTGATGCAGTTACATAATGTTAATATATCAGCTTCAACAAAAACAAAAATTGTTAGACAGGTAAATGGTCCTATACAGAGAATGATAAAGTTTAAGTTTCAAAAAATGTTTATGGAAGATAAGTTATATTCTGGTTTACCAAACTTAAACAGTTGGTTGATGACTACTTTTAATAGGTTGAATAGAATGGCAGAGAAGTCTCATGGGTAGAAAACGTATATATTTTACAGAGGACGAAAGAAAAGAAGCACAACGTCGGTGGCAGCTGGAATATTATTATAGAAATAGAGAACGATTGAAGAAAGAAGCTAGAGAAAGATATAGAAAAAAGAATTATCAAATAATGGAAAATGAGAGGGTTAAGAAATTATATGGAGAGTGAGCTAATAAATGACTGATACATTAACAAAGTTTGGTTCTTCATTTCAATCAAAGATTATAATGTCTTTATTGAGTAATAAAGAATTTATACAAACTATATCTGATATTATAGAACCAAGTATTTTTGATTCGGATGCAAATAAGTGGTTGGTTAAATCAATAAAAGATTATTTTATAGAGTATAAAACACCTCCGACTCTTGAAGTGTTAAAAATAAAAGTAGGGGAAATAGAAAATGATATATTAAAAACATCGGTTATAGAGAAATTGAAAGATGCTTGGAATCACAGAGAAGCTACAGATTTGAATTTTGTAAAAAAAGAAGTTTTGACTTTTTGTAAAAATCAGTCATTAAAAGAAGCTATTGTAAAGTCAGTTGACCTGTTACAAAATAAAGAATATGATGAAATTAAAGTAATCATAGATAAAGCGTTAAAAGCAGGGACTACAAAAGATATTGGACACGATTATTTAACTAACTTAGAGGAACGATTAACTAAATCAACAAGAGATACTATTAAAACTTCATGGGATATTATAAATGAAATAATGGATGGTGGTTTGGGTAAGGGAGAACTTGGAGTTATTGTGGCACCAGCAGGTGTGGGTAAAACTTGGTGTTTACAAGCTATCGGAGCGAGTGGGGTAAAACAAGGATTATCAGTAATACATTATACATTAGAATTAAACCAAAGTTATGTGGGTCTTAGGTATGATACAGTTTTTAGTAGAATACCTACAACAAATATAAAATATTATAAAGAAGAAGTTGAAAAGAAAATTAAAAAGCTTAAAGGCAATTTGATAATCAAATATTTTCCAACCAAGTCAATTGGTGTTCAAGGAATAGAAGCTCATTTGAAACAAGTAGAAATACAGGGTATAATTCCAGATTTGGTTATTGTAGATTATGCTGATATATTAAGAGGTGTGGGTACAGAGAGAAGATTTGTTTTAGAAAATGTGTATGAGGATTTAAGGGGATTAGCAGGAGAAGTTGATATTCCTATATGGACAGCTTCACAAGCGAATAGAAGTTCATTAGAAGAAGATATAATTGACGCGACAAAAGTTTCAGAATCATATGCAAAAGTTATGATTGCGGATTTTGTGGTTTCATTATCAAGAAAAGTAGAAGATAAAATAGCGAATACAGCACGACTTCATATAATTAAAAATAGGTTTGGGTTGGATGGAGTTACTTATCCAGCAACTATGAATCCAACTACGGGAGTACTAGATGTGTATGATAACCAATCTGTATATGGTAAGGAGACACAATCTAAGATGGATAATTCCGAAGAATATTTAAGAAAGCAGTTAGCTAACAAATATAATGATATGAATAAAAATGTAGATGGTTTTGAATGATAGATTATAGTATATATTATATTTACTAATGACACAGAAAAACAAATGATTATAATTTAAGGAGATTTGTTATTTATGGATAAGTTTCAGTTGTCAGAAAATTTCATTAATAAATATAAAAGAAAAAAACCACCATTTGGTTTTAACGGTTTAGGTGAATTGGTTTATATGAGAACCTACTCAAGAATTAAAGAGAATGGAAAAAATGAGCAGTGGTGGGAAACAGTTCGTAGAGTTGTAGAGGGAACATATACTATGCAAATGAGTTGGATTAATCAATACCAACTTGGTTGGAATCCTTGGCAAGCACAGCGGTCAGCACAAGAAATGTATGACCGTATTTTTTATATGAAATTTTTACCACCTGGTCGTGGTCTTTGGGCTATGGGAACTCCTATTACAGAAGAAAAGGGTCTGTATGCTGCTTTGAATAACTGTGCATTTGTATCTACATCAACAATTAAAGAAGATTATGCTAAACCATTTTGTTTTTTAATGGATGCTTCAATGTTAGGAGTTGGAGTTGGTTTTGATGTAAAAGGTGCTGGTGAGGTTTTGATTAAAGGTCCTAATTTAGGTAGAACAACTGAAATATATGATATTCCAGATACAAGAGAAGGTTGGGTAGAATCTGTTAGATTGTTGTTAGAGTCATACTTTCACGGTACAACAATAGTTGAGTTTGATTACACAAAGGTACGTCCTGAAGGAGAACCAATCAAAGGTTTTGGTGGGGTATCCAGCGGACATGAACCTCTAAAAGAGGTACATGAAACTGTACGACAGGTATTGGATGAAAATATCGGTTCGCCTATTTCTATAACAGCTATTGTTGATATTATGAACTTAATAGGAAAATGTGTAGTAGCTGGTAATGTCCGTAGAACAGCTGAGATTGTATTTGGTGACCCATTTGATGAAGAATACTTGGATTTAAAAAATTATAAAGTAAACAAACATAGAGAAACATACGGTTGGACTTCAAATAATTCAATATTTGCTGAAATTGGTATGGATTATAATGATGTATGTAAAAGAATAAATGGTAATGGAGAACCTGGTTTCGCTTGGTTAGAAAATATGAGGGGTTATTCCCGTATGAAGAACGGTGCAGATCACAAAGACCATAGAGTAGCTGGTGGTAATCCTTGTCTGGAACAAAGTTTGGAGTCCTATGAACTTTGTTGTCTTGTAGAAACATTTCCAGTTAATCATAAGAATTTAGAAGATTATAATAGAACATTAAAATATGCTTATCTCTACGCTAAGACAGTAACACTTGGTAAAACACATTGGCCTGACACCAACAGAGTTATGTTGAGAAATCGTAGAATCGGATGTAGTGTGAGTGGAGTAGCTCAGTTTATAAGTAAAAACGGATTAGAAGAGTTGAGGTCATGGTTAGAAAGTGGTTATGACACAATACAGGGTTGGGACAAAATGTATTCAGATTGGTTAGCAGTACCACGTTCTATTAAAACTACATCAGTAAAACCGAGTGGTACAGTTTCATTGTTAGTAGGAGCTACACCTGGTATGCACTATCCTGAGAGTCGTTTTTACATACGTAGAATGAGATTGTCTAAACATAGTTCCTTGATTGAACCATTAAAAAAAGCAGGATATAAAATAGAACCAGCCTTTGGTTCAGAAGATACTACAATGGTGGTAGAAGTACCAGTAGATGTAGGTGAGGGTGTAAGAACAGCTAATGAACTTACAATATGGGAACAATTCAGTTTAGCCGCATTCTTACAACGACATTGGGCAGACAACCAAGTTAGTTGTACAGTTACATTTGACCCAGAAACAGAAGGAGACCAATTACCAAATGTGTTGAATTATTTTCAGTATCATTTGAAAGGTATTTCTTTATTACCTAGGTCAAATGGTGGTGCATATAAACAGATGCCTTATGAAGCTATTGATGAAAAGACATATAAGAAGATAGTTAAAGGATTAGGATTTTTGTCGTTTAGACAAATAGAAGGTAATGAAGCTGTTGTAGATAAATTTTGTAATAATGATGTGTGTGAATTACCAGGAGAAGTATTACAAAAAAGTTCTTGACTTTCTCGTGAAATTTTAGTATATTAAGGTTATAATAATGTATCAAAATATTCATTTTGACCCATATAAAAAACAAATACATCTTTGGGATGATGAAAAGGGACATATAGTTTTCCCTTATAAAAAATATGCTTATGTAAAGAATAGTAATGGTGATTCTGTTTCTTTGTATGGTGATAAAGTAAAAAAGGTATATAGGTGGGATGACGACCAACCTAATTTATTTGAATCCGATATAAATCCTGATATGAGAGTATTGGTTGATATGTATACAGATTCCGATGATATTTCTATAGGTCATAGAAAGATGTATTTTGATATTGAGGTGGAAGTTACTGAAGGTTTTCCAGATCCGAAAAAAGCTGATAATAAAATATACTCTATCGCGGTGTATGATGACGTAACTGATGAGTATTTTTGTTATGTTCTCGGTGAAGGTAAGGACAACTATAATACTAATAATATATTTGTAGAATTCTTCTCCAGAGAATCAGCTCTACTAAACAGTTTTTTTGTAAAATATAATGAAATAAAACCGACAATTATAAGTGGATGGAATGTAGATGGATTTGATGTACCATACTTGTATAATAGAACAGTAAAAGTTCTCGGTAAAGATATAGCCAATATGCTTTCACCGATTCACCAGGTAAATTGGAGAGACTGGCAGAGTAGATATATTATAGCTGGAGTATCTTGTTTGGATTATTTGATTCTATATAAAAGATTTACATTCATACAAAAATCATCATATAGATTAGATGATATAGCAAAGGAAGAAGTGGGTGATGCAAAGATAGGTTATGAAGGTACATTAAATGATTTGTATGAGACAGATATACAAAAATTTATTGATTATAATATTAACGACGTTAAGCTTATTAAAAAGTTAGATGATAAGTTGGATTTTATTACTATAGCTCGTGGTATTTGTCATTTGGGTCATGTTCCTTATGAGGATATTTTGTATTCAAGTAGATATTTGGAAGGAGCTATATTAACATACCTTAAAAAAATTGGAGTTATAGCACCAAATAGAGACCCGAAGGGTAAAGAACTTATAGGTAGAGATGAAAAGATAATAGGAGCTTATGTCCAAGAACCAAAACGAGGTAAACACGATTGGGTATATGATTTAGATGTTACATCTATGTATCCCTGTATTATTATGAGTTTAAATATATCACCCGAAACAAAAATAGGAAAGGTTATTGGGTGGGATGCAAAGCAATATGTAAAGGGAGTTAAGAAAACCTATACTATTGAAATGGGTGGTAAGGAATGTGGTAAGTTTACGACTGAAGAATTTCAGAAGTTTTTTGGAAAGAATGAAGTGTCTATTTCAGCGAATGGTATTTTATATAGAAATGATAAGAAAGGTCTTATTCCTACAGTATTGACTACGTGGTTTGATAAGAGAGTTGAATATAGAAAATTGATGAAGAAGTTTGGTGATGCGGGAGATAATGATAAGTATGAGTATTTTAAAAGACGACAACATATTCAAAAGATTGTATTAAATTCTCTGTATGGAGTGTTGGGACTACCTATTTTTAGGTTTTATGATACTGATAATGCTGAAGCGGTTACTACAACGGGTCAATTACTTATAAAATATACCAAGAAAATTGGTAATCATTTTTATAATAAAGAACTTGAAACTAATGATGATTTCTGTATTTATGTTGATACTGACTCGGTGTTCTTTTCAGCTTTACCATTAATACAAAATAGATTCAAAGATAAAACTATGAGTGATGTAATGATGACTCAGAGAATTTTAGAGATAGCATCAGAAGTTCAAGAGTTTATTAATGATATGTATATTCATTTTGCGAATAGATTTTGTAATGTAAGTGAACATCGGTTTGAAATTAAACAGGAGATAATAGCTAAGAGTGGATTGTTCATTACCAAGAAACGATATGGTATGCAGGTTATTAATGATAACGGAGTAAAAACCGATAAAATTTTGGTAAAGGGGTTGGATACAGTAAGAAGTAATTTTCCAACAGCAATGAGAACTTTATTAAAGAAAGTTTTGGAAGATATATTGATGAATGTACCAAAAGATAAAATTGATGAAACAATAGTTGGTTTTAAAAATGGTATGAAGAAAATGGGGTTTGATGAAATTTCTATGCCGACAGGAGTAAAACGTATAGATAAGTTTATAGAGAAAGGAGATACAGGAAACTCAGTTATGACTTCATATAAAAAAGCAACTCCTATTCATGTTAAATCCGCGATGGCATACAATGATTTACTTAGGTATTATAACCGAGATAAAAAATATTCTTTTATAAGTAATGGTGATAAGATTAGGTGGGTGTATTTAAAACAAAATCCGTTGGGTATTAATACATTGGCTTATAAAGGACACGAAGACCCAATTGAAATAACAGATTATATTAAGAAATATATAAATCACGATAAAATATTTAATCAAGTATTAAAAAAGAAAATAGATATGTTCTATGAAACTATGAAATGGGGAACTCCTGTGGATAAAGAACATTCGATAGAAAGATTTTTTTGATTTTAGGTTATTCTATATATATGTATATATGGTTACATTAAGGAGAAGTTATAATGAATAAATCTACGTTAACCAGATTCATTGAGAAATACCATCTTGGAGGCAACACAAGTTCTGTTGTTCTTAATAGTAAAGATAATTCTTTGAGTACACGTTTTGTATCAAGGGATAAATCTTTACTTGGTAAAGTAATTCTCGATAATTGGACTTTTGAAGATGTTGATATGGGAGTCTATGATACTGACCAGTTCTTGAGATTGTTGTCTGTTCTTTCAGATGATATACAATTAAGATTAAATGTCATAGACAACAAAGCAGTGTCTTTAATGTTAAGTGATAATAAAGCATCTGTGAATTTTATGTTGTCAGACTTGTCGGTTATTAATAAACCACCCGAAATGAAAAGAGTACCCGAGTTTGAAGTAAAGATAAAAGTGGATACTGATTTCATAAAAAAGTTTGTCGTAGGTAAGACAGCTTTACAGGATACAGATACATTTACTGTATTAACAAATGATGTTGTTAAGGTGGTTATTGGACATTCTAATATTAATACTAATAGAGTTACATTACCAGTAGAAACGGAAACATATGAAGAAATAGAGAATGTTTCATTCAATGCTGAGTTGTTTAAGAACGTACTTATTGCTAATAAGGAATGTGAAACAGCCACACTTGAAATTAGTTCAGAAGGTTTAGCTCGTATCAATTTTAAAATTGATAATTACGATGCAACATATTACTTAGTAGCAGTTGCAGATGTTGACTAACAAAATCTATCAAGGACATTCGTTAGAAGTTCTAAAAACATTTCCAGATGAAAGTATAGATATGTGTGTTACATCACCGCCGTATTGGGGTCTCAGGGATTATGGAACCAATCCTCAAGTATGGGATAATGAATTTTATGAAGGTGAATGTGAACATGATTGGGGGGAGAACTTACTACATCCAAGTAGAGGAAATCGTGGTGAAGTTGTTGAGACAAAACATGAAGTAGTTGGTATTAAACAACCCCATATTACAAATTCTCAAAATTGTAAAACGTGTGGGGCCTGGAAAGGTGAACTAGGACTTGAACCAGATTTTAATTTGTATGTTAAACATCTGTGTGATATATTTGATGAAGTTAAAAGAGTTCTTAAAAAGTCAGGTAGTTGTTGGGTAAATATAGGTGATACATATTATACAAAAAGTGGTAGTGCTTTTAGTGGTGATAGATTGGCTAAAAAAACATATATCAAATCTACTGGTATTAGTAAAGCTAATAAAGTTAGAGGTTTGGGACTTTTACCAACAAAAACACTTACACAAATACCAAGTAGATTTGCTATTGAAATGATTAATCGTGGTTGGACATTAAGAAATGAAATTATATGGCACAAACCAAGTTGTATGCCAAGTAGTGCTGTAGATAGATTTACAGTAGATTTTGAGAAATTATTCTTCTTCACTAAGAGTAGAAAGTACTATTTTAAACAACAATTAGAGCCATTAAAACCTCTGAATAGGTGGGGTGGTCCAGTAATAAAAAGGCCACTAAATACTAAGGTAGACGTTGATAACAGCCCGTACGCGGTGTCTTACCGCACAAGAAATATGCAACCTAAACAAGAGGGTAGAAACAAGAGAACGGTGTGGTCAATAAATACAAAGGGATTTTCGGAGGCTCACTTCGCTACCTTTCCACCAGAATTAATTGAAACACCCATAGATGCTGGGTGTCCAGAGACCGTTTGTAGTAAGTGTGGTAATCCTAAAGAGTTAAAAATTGAAAATAAAACAGACTCATCTGAGAGAAGAAAAATAGCAAAGAAGAAGTTAAATGAAGATATAAAACAGGGAAAAGTTAAAGTCATAGCACCACAATTTAGACCTAACAATCCAGCGTCTGCTTATGAAGATTTACTGAGAGAATATTGTCAAAGAGAAGGGATGAGTAAGGGGGAGAAAATTATCAAAGGTTATGAACCTACTTGTTCTTGTGATGTAGAATTTACTTCTGGAATAGTATTAGACCCATTTTTTGGTAGTGGAACAACCGCAGAAGTAGCTATGGAACAGGATAAGAAATGGGTTGGGATAGAATTAAATCAAGAATATATAGATATAGCCGAGAAACGATTGAAAAGTCCAACAAGAAAATACAAGACGAGAAAGAAAAGTGAAAAGTTCTGGGGATAATATTTATAAGAAACACTCTTTATGGGTTGAAAAGTACCGACCTTCTAAATTAGATACCTACATTGGGAACGAACATCTCAAAAGTAAAGTGTCTATTTATCTAGAGAGTGGTGACTTACCACATCTTTTACTATACGGGAAGGCTGGTACAGGTAAGACCACTCTCGCTAAAATTCTGACGAAACAAATTGAATGTGATCATTTGTACATCAATGCTTCTGATGAAAATAACATAGAGACAGTAAGAACTAAAATAAAAAACTTCGCCTCCTCAGTAGGATTCAAAGATTTAAAAATAATTACGCTCGACGAGTGTGACTATATAACTCCTAATGCACAAGCTGCTTTAAGGAATCTAATGGAAACCTTCAGTAGACATTGTAGGTTTATTTTAACTTGTAATTACGTCGAGCGTATAATTGAACCAATACAGAGTAGGTGTCAGTCATTCCACATAGAACCATTAACAAGAATGGAAGTGGCTCGACACTTGGTTGATAATATTCTTAAAAATGAAAATGTTGAATATGAGTTGGAAGATATTAAGGTTATAGTAGATAGTAATTATCCAGATATTCGTAGAGTAATAAATACATCCCAAAGAAATGTTGTAAATGGTAAACTTGTTTTGGATACTGAGAGTATATTACAAAATGATTATAAATTAAAACTATTAGAAATATTAAAAATACAAGATAAGAAAGATGCTTTTAAAGGTATCAGACAATTACTTACAGATAATAGAGTAAGAGATTATGCTGATTTATTTAGATTGTTATATGATAAGGTTGATGAATATGGGTCTGGTCATGTAGCAGAATGTATTTTGATAATAGCAAAATATGAACTGAGTGATAGTCAGGTTGTAGATAAAGAAATCAACGCTATGGCTATGTTAATAGAATTATTACAGGAGATAAAATAATGAGTACAAAACCAATGAAGCCATTACCACAGGCACAAGTTAAAGTAGATTTAAGAGATGCAGAAACTATTAAATGTAATAGTTGTGATAATTATTTATTTATTAATTCATTTGTATTAAAAAGATTATCAGCACTAGTATCACCAACTGGACAGGAAACTTTAATTCCAGTACAAGTTTATAGTTGTGGTAATTGTGGTAAGGTAGCTGAAAAATTTTTAGAAGGTAGTGGATTAGGACTTGAAGAAGAAGAAAACTGAAAAGAAAAAAGAAGAAAAGAAACCAGAACCAAAAAGTGATTCACTTTTTACTAAAAAATCTGAAGCAGGAAAGGGAGATGCACCTAGAATAGGAATAAGTCAAGATGAATGGGAAAAAAAGTGGGAATCAATCTTCGGTAAAAAAGAAGAGTCTGTTCGACCACGTAAATCAAATAACGGGAGTTCAAAATCCTAATTATTGGGATGAGGTTTCAGACGAAGATAAAAAATCTTGGTCTAATTACATGGTTCATAGATTTTTATCTATGAAAACGGAATGGATTGGGTTTGTAAATCAAGTTCAAAAGTATACATTGAAACCAAAAGATTTATACAAGTTGTATGTTGATGTAATCCCTAAAAAGAAACAATGGCTTCGTTATGTTAAGAAAAAGAAAGAGATGGATTTTCCAAAAGAAATGTTAGAAGTTGTTGGTAGATATTTTGAGGTAGGTTTACAAGAAGCTCAGGAAATGGTAGAGTTGTATTATACAATAAATAAAGATGAATTGAGAAGTATTTTAGAAATGTATGGTAATGATAAAAAGGAAATAAACAAATGGTTAAAGTAATAAAAGAAAGTAACAAAAAGAAAACCGTTGATACAGTTAAAATATCACCCACAAATTATTTAGAAAAGAATTACCCAGTAATGACAGAGGAGTTTAGGAGATTACAACGTGAAGATTATGAATTGTTTTGTCAGAAACAGAGTGATTATGGTCCATCAAATATAGCAATGGGAACTAATTTAGAACGAGAAGAGGATATCAAATTGTCAACTACGGGTTTAGTTGTAAGGATAAATGATAAAGTTAATAGATTAGTTAATCTTGTAGTGAGACAGGATAGAGAAGGAATTTCTGAAACTGTTAAGGATTCGTTTCAGGATTTAACAAATTATAGTACTATGGCAAGGATTGTTAGAAATGGAAAATGGGGTAAGTAATGTATATGTTCAAATGTAAAGCTGGTATTTATAAATCTAAGTCTTATTTAGGTTTGATGTGGGAAATTTTAAAACATAGAATGTAACATTTAATTCACGACGGAAAGTGGATGGATTAATGAAAAAAATAAGTTATAGTCAATTTTCAATATGGGACAAATGTCCGTGGCGTTGGAAATTAAATTATATAGAAAATCTCAGAGAATTTACTGATAATATATATACGTTATTTGGAACTTCGATGCACGAAGTTGTACAGGAATATATTACAACGATGTATTCTGAAACAGCTAAAAAAGCTGATATGTTACCATTAAAAACTATGTTGTTGACTCGTATGAAAGAAAATTATTTGAGTATTATGGATGAAAGAGTTCAATATAAAAATGATCCTACTGAAATTACTACTCAGAAAGATATGGCTGAGTTTTATGAACACGGGTGTCTAATATTAGATTTTTTAAAAAAGAAACGTGGTCAATATTTTTCTAAACGTGGTTATGAATTGGTAGGGATAGAAACACCTCTTGATTATGATATGGGTAATGGTATATGTTTTAAAGGATATTTAGATATTATATTAAAAGATACTATTAGAGATGTTATAAAAATTATAGATATTAAAACTTCGACAATGGGTTGGAATAAGTGGGCCAAGAAAGATAGGTCAAAAAGTAATCAATTACTGTTATATAAACAATTTTATTCTAAACAATTTAATCACCCAATGGATAAAATTGAAGTTGAATTTTTTATTCTAAAAAGAAAGTTGTATGAAAATGCTAAGTTCCCTCAAAAGAGAATTCAGTTATTTGTACCAGCAAGTGGAACTCCGAGTATTAATAGAGTTATAAGTAGATTAAAAGAGTTTACAGACGAATGTTTTGTTGAAGGGGAATATAATACAGAGCATATTTATAATAAAGTACCAACGACCAAAAATTGTCGTTTTTGTGAGTATAAAGATAGACCAGATTTATGTGATAGGAAGGCTTGATATGGGATATATTAAATTGAGTTTAAGAATGAAACTTAGTGAATTTATTGGTTCTAAAGAAAGTATTATTATAGAAAAAATAAATGAAATATATGAAGATTTAGCAAAACCATTTTTGTTAAAGTTATGGTATGAAAAAAATGAAATAGAAGCAAAGGAACTTCGTAGGTTTTTAAAAAAATGGGAAAGTAAATTACGTTACAAAACTCTTGTTAAAGCAAACTCTTCTACAGGTCCGAATGAATTTACGTGGTTTGATATAGTACCATTTTATTATAAAGGAAAGGGACACAATAGATTTCAATATGTGTATAAAGAAAATAATTTTGATGCATTCTTAGAGTCATTGAATGAGTTTAATAGAGCAGCTAAGTTTTGTACATCACCTAAACCACCCAAGAGAATACAAAAGAGAAATGATTATGAAGATTAAAGTGGGTATAGTAGGTAGTAGAAAATATACAGACAAACAAAAAATAAAGAATTTTGTTTTTAAATTAAAAGAAAAGTATGGAAAAGAAGTAGAAATTGTGAGTGGTGGACAGAGATTAGGAGCAGATAAGTTAGCTAAGAAATATGCTCTTGAATTTGATATGAAATATGTGGAGTTTCCACCAGCTCATTATAATTACAATCAACATTGTATTACAGAAAAGTATAACTATAGTAAACCATATAGTGTATACAATTATTTTAAAAGGAATAAAGAAATAGCAGATTATTCTGATTATGTTGTAGCTTTTATACCAAAAGGTATTAAATCTAATGGTACTTTGAACACTCTTAAACACGTGGGAGAGTTAAATAAAAAATCGGTTATTATTAATTAAAATAGATATTTATATATACATATATATGGAATTATTATGGAAGTAAAATTAACTACAGTCAAAATATTAATTGACTTATATAAACAATTTAAAGGTAGAAATCTAGACGGAGAATTTACGTTACAAAAACTTGTCAATCGCTCTATGGATTTGTATGTAAGAGATGATAAGTTCAGAAAAAAAATAGAAAAATATGACGCACTTAAACCGAGTGGTAGTAGATTATGAAGAATACAGGTAGTATGCCAAATAATAAAAATGTTGAGAGATTACTTCACGATATGCATAGAATATTGGTTAAAATGGAAGAACACTTGAGTGTCATAAAAAAGAGTGTTCATAAAGAAGAAGTTAAAAAAGAGTTATTGCACGATTAATTTTTAAAAGAAAGAGGTTATTATGTCTAAAAAGAAAATTTTAATTTTTTCAGATGATCTTCGTATGTCCTCTGGTGTTGGTACTATGACAAAAGAAATGGTTATGGGAACAATACATCAATACGATTGGGTACAGGTTGGTGGAGCTATTAAACATCCAGAGGATGGTAACGTAGTAGATATGAATGATGCTGCTAGAGAGGAAACTGGTGTCAAGGATGCTAGTTTGACTATTTATCCTATTAGTGGATATGGTAGTCAGGAATTACTAAGACAGATGATAGTCAGAGAACAACCAGACGCTATTATGCATTATACAGACCCAAGATTTTGGCAATGGTTATATGAAATGGAACATGAAATAAGACAACATGTTCCTATTTTTTATTATAATGTATGGGATGATTTACCTTATCCTCAATATAATGAATTTTATTACGAGTCGAGTGATTTAATTATGAATATTTCTAAACAAACGGTTAATATAGTTAAGAATGTTTGGACAAAGTATCCACCAGAAGATTGGCAGGTTACTTATGTCCCTCACGGTATAAATGATGATTTATATTTTCCATTAACTGAATTACATAGTGAGTGGGGAGAATTTGAAGAATTTAGAAAACAAAAGTTTGATGGTAATAAATACGATTTTGTTTTATACTACAATAATAGAAATATTAGAAGAAAAATGACAAGTGATGTAATACTTGCGTTTCATACTTTCTGTAATACATTATCAGAAGAAGAAGCTGATAAATGTGCATTGTTAATGCATACACAACCACGAGATGAAAATGGTACAGACTTACCAGTTGTAGTAGAAGCTATTTGTCCAAATAGAAATGTATACTTTTCAGATGATAGGTTAGATTTTAAGGAAATGAACTTTTTATATAATATAGCTGATGTAACTATTAACATAGCTTCTAATGAAGGGTTTGGTTTAGGAACGGCAGAGTCATTGATGACAGGGACACCTATTATAGTAAATGTTACTGGTGGATTACAAGACCAATGTGGATTCAAATATAAAGGAAAACATTTAGATGAAAATGATTATAGTTGGGTTCATTCATTACATAATGATAAGGAATGGGAGAATAATCCTGATTTAACTCACGGTGAGTGGGTCAAACCAGTATGGCCTCGTACTCGTTCATTACAAGGTTCTATGCCGACACCTTATATATTTGATGACAGGTGTAGGTGGGATGAAGCAGCAGAGGCTATAAAATATTGGTATGACCTTGGTAGTGAAGAAAGAACAAGGTGTGGTGAATTGGGTAGAGAGTGGATGCACTTAGAAGAAGTTGGAATGACAGCTAAATTGATGTGTAAAAGATTTATGAAATCTATGGACACGGCTTTTGAAACGTGGAAACCTCGTAAAAGATATTCATTGTATAAGGTATAGGAGTAAGTTATGAGTGATAAACCTTTGATGTTAGTTACAGCCCCAGTGGCAACAAGGTCTGGTTATGGTTCTCATAGTAGGGATTTGGTACGTTCATTAATACAAATGGACAAATTTGATATTAAAGTATATCCAGTTAGGTGGGGTAATACACCAATGAATGCATTGAATATGCAAGACGAAGCAGATAGTTTAATAATTGATAGACTTACCGATAATAAATTACCGAGACAACCAGATATTCATGTACATATAGTTGTACCTAATGAGTTTATGCAGTTGGGAAAATATAATATAGGTATTACAGCTGGTATAGAAACTACAGCGTGTCCACCAGACTGGATTGAGGGTATGAATAGAATGGATTTGAATATAGTTCCTTCAAAATTTACAAAAAAAGTATTAGAAGGTTGTGTTTATCAGAAACATGAAAAGGATTCTAACAGACCACTCGGAGAAATAAGATTAGAAAAACCGATAGAAGTTTTATTTGAAGGGGCAGACACTAATATTTATAAGAAAACAGATGAGATAGAAAAATCACTACATTATGAGTTAAAGAGTATACCTGAAACTTTTTGTTTTCTTTATGTTGGTCATTGGTTACAGGGTAGGATTGGTAATGATAGAAAAGATACTGGAATGTTAGTGAAAACATTTCTTGAAACTTTTAAGGATAAGGTACAACAACCAGCTTTGATATTAAAAACAAGTGGAGCTACTTTTTGTGTAATGGATAGAGAGGATATAGAAAGTAAAATAAAACAAATTAAAGAAACTGTATCTGGTAAGAAGTTACCTAATATTTATTTTTTACATGGAGATTTATCTGATACAGAAATGAATGGTTTATATAATCATCCGAAAGTTAAAGCTCATGTTTCATTTACACACGGAGAAGGATTTGGTAGACCTTTGTTAGAAGCTACATTTAGTGAGAAACCCGTTATAACTTCTAGTTGGAGTGGTCATGTAGATTTTCTTGACCCGAAATTATCAGTATTGTTGGGTGGTGAAATGAATAAAACACCTAGAGAAGCGTTTCCAAGAAATATTTGGACAGAAGGGGCAGAATGGTTTACTGTGAATTATCCTAATAGTTCTAAGGTGTTAATGAATGTGTATAAAAATTATAAAACCTACAAGTTTAACGCTACTGAACAAGGTAAAATTAATAGTGGTAAATTTTCTCATACTAATATGACTAAAGTATTTGAGGAAATACTTGATAGATATATTCCAAAAACACCAAAGGAAGTGTCATTAAATTTACCTAAACTTAAGAAGGTTACAGATACTAACACTAAAGTTAGGTTACCAAAATTAAAAAAAGTAAATGTAGATGATAATTAATAAAAATTTAGTAGACGGTAGGTGTAAGGTATGTGGGTATGACCTTGAAGCTAGACCAGCAGGTGGTTTATTTAAAGGTAAAGCGGGTGATAGACGGTTAGTAAAAGAATATTGTGAGGAAAATAGTGATTACCGACATAAATTGAAACCTGTTTGGAAAAAGTGCTGTGACTCTTTGGATTATTATTTAGTTACATTGAAGAATAAGGATATTCCTTTAAGGAAAAGAAAATTATGGAAAGAGTAGTTGATTGTCCCGTATGTCAAGATATTGATAGATGTTTTGAAGAAGTACAAGACGATTTTAGTTCGTTTTTGTGTTTTAGTTGTGGGTTTATGAGTAATTCATGGTATATAGTAGACAGTGACGAATTAAAAACATCTTTAGATAGTTCACCACAATTAGTAAGAGATTTAAGTTTTGTAGATGATGAAAGGAATATAGTATGGTTTCCAGCTGTTTTGAATATGGGAAAACGTGGTATAATTTATCCAGAGGGTAATATAAGTGACTGGTCTTGGAAGTACGCTCAAGTAATTGAGATACCAAAAAATAAGTTGGATAAATATGAGGGGTACGAAAGTATGTTGGATGTAGAAAATGCTACTACTTATGGTAAGTATGAATTTTTACAAGCTTGTAAGGATATGGGAATTACTAGGGATATTCAATGACCTTCTTAGGAATACATAGAAAACGAATTAATAAAAGAATGCCGATAGCTAAACGGGCTATAAGGAAAGGTGATATTATATTCTTTAGATATGAGGGGAAACAGCAGTCAGGTAATTATATGGCATTGGTATTAAGTATATGGCCAGTTCAAGCAAAGATGAGTGAACAGAAAGTACATGCATTGAGTTTGAATAATTTATCCTTACCTTTATTCAAAAGATTAATTAGAAGTATAGGTACACCAGGTATTGTTCAAGATGAAATAAAAAAAATGAGTTATTTTAGAGTTTTAATTCCTGAAGGTAGAGGAGTAAATGAGAAGTTTTATAGACAGAAAATAAGAAGAGTAGCAAGACGAGCTGATGTATATAGAACGTTTAATTTGAGAGATATTAAAACACCAAAATTAGTAGATTATTTATATGATGAAAAAATAGTGGAGACGGAAGATGAAGATTAGTTACGCTATAACAACTCACAATGAAGTTGAAGAGGTTAAACAATTAATACCGTTTGTTTACGAACATAAAAAAGAAGAAGATGAAATTATTGTTCTAGATGATTTTTCTGTTGAAGAAATGGAAGAAGTATTAAACAAGTTTTATGATGATGGTTATGTTACTGTGTGGCAAAGACGTGAGTTACAAAGAGATTTCGCAGCTCAAAAGAATTATGCTAAGGAAATGTGTACTGGTGATTATATATTTCATTTAGATGCTGATGAAATGCCAAGTGAGTTTTTAATTACAAATCTACATCAAATTTTAGAAAGTAATGATAACGTAGATTTGATTTGGGTACCTAGAATTAATACAGTTGATGGTTTAACACACGAACATATAGTAGAATGGAATTGGAGAGTAAATGATAAAGGATGGATTAATTTTCCAGATCCACAAGCGAGAATTTTTAGAAACACCGAAGACATTAAGTGGGCAAGTCGTGTTCATGAAAATATAGTTGGTTGTGATGTTATTTCTCAACTTCCACATAAAGAGGAATTTTGTTTATATCACCATAAAAATATAGAAAAACAAGAATTACAAAATAATCTATATGGGGAAATAATAAATGAAGTAAAAAATACTTTTGTTGATACCCAAAAGAATTATTCAAAGGAGTCATAATGGAAAAGTATAAAAATGAAGATGGTATTGAGTTAAATTATGAAGGTCATCAGGATGACGTACATGCACAATTACTTAAAGAAACAGTACGTGAAGGTTTAAGTATTTTAGATATGCCTGATAAAACATCTTTAAGACAACACCATTATGCTGTAAAGTTGTGTAAAGAATTTTTTGAATTAAATTTTGCAATAAATGACTAGGTTACAATTTGATAAAAATAAAAATACCAAACCCATTTCAAGGAAGAAATGAACCTACTTTTAGACCATTATTCTTTGCTAAAGATGTTCTAAAAGATTATAGTATTGAAATCACGGAGTCTGATGACTTCGATTATTTGTTTATCGGAATGCATGATTTCATGAATAAAAAAGTTTCTTTAACTGAAAGTATAGAGTACGGGTTAAATAATCTCTCCAAAATTAGTGGAGATTATTTTTTATTTGAAGGTACTGATTCTACTTCTTTAATGGGAGCATATGAAGTTTTTGAACAGTCCGACGCTATATATCTTTTTAAAAATCAAATGTTGGGAACATGTGAGGAATATAAAGTACCGTATGTTCATAATAAATGGTTTTGGGGTAGTGGGAGTGATTTAGATTTAAGTTACGATATTCCTGAAGATAGATGGAATCGTATAAAATTTAGTGGTTGGAATATAGGTTATTTAGTACCAGGTTATAGACAATTTCAACCTATAAATGAGAGTAAAGGTGTAGATGTGTGTGCTATATTTCAAGGTAAACATAAGTACAACGAAGACCACACTTCAAGGAATGACCATTTTTATACAGCTCATAGAAATGGTTTATGGGAAATGTTAGAACCGTTAAAACAAAAATATAATATGATATACGATAGATTACCTTTTGAGGAGTATATTAAAAATTTGTGGAATTCAAAGATTTCATTGTCGCCGTTTGGTATGGGAGAAATATGTTTTCGTGATTTCGAGTGTATGCAGTATGGAACTATTATACTGAAACCAGAACAATCAAAAGTAAAAACTATACCTACCATATATGAAGAAGGAGTGACATATATTGGAACTGAATATGATTTTTCTGATTTGGAGGAAAAGATAGATTATATATTAACAAATTTTGATAAATTGAACATGGAAATAAATACTAATATACGAGAACAATACGCAACTAAATACACGTATGAAAATCTTGGAGAATATTGGTACAATTTATTTAAAAATTTAGATAATGTAGAGGAAGAATAATGAAAGTATTAATAACAGGTGGAGCTGGGTTTGTAGGTTCTCATATAGTAAATAGATTTTGTGATAATGGACACGATGTTCAGATTTATGATAATTTAGGTCATACTTCATCTATAGATAGAATTGATACTGATGTTGTTATTTGGCCTTTCAGTATAGAAGATGGTAGGTCTTGGGTGACTATGAGAAGAATTGGAAGAAATTTTGATTTGGTTATTAACTCTGCAGCTGAGACTCACGTTGATGAATCATTTGATAGACCAAAAGATTTTATAAGAATTAACATTTTAGGACTACACCATCTTAGTAGATTTTGTATAGATTGTGATATACCGTTGATACATTTAAGTACTGACGAAGTTATAGGTACAGGTGAAGTGTTACATGAAGATTCTATGACATTACCCACCAACCCTTATTCATTTACTAAAGCTGCTGGAGAATCTTTGTTACATTCCTATGGTTATAGTTATGGTCTTAATTGGAAGTCGGTGAGATTAAATAATGCATACGGACTAAAGCAATTTCCAGATAAGTTAGTAACAAAATTTATATCTCTTTTGTTAGATAATAAAAAATTACCAGTACACGGGGATGGTTCACAATTAAGAAATTTTTTACACGTAGAGGATTTTGTGGATGCTGTTGAATTAGTGATGGATGTAGGTCATAATAGAAACATTTATAACGTAACAACTGATGAGGAATATTCTATACTTCAAGTTACTAAGATGATTTGTGAAGTTATGAATAAAAACTTTGATGAAGTTGTAGAGTATGTAGAGGATAGACCGTCCCAAGACCCGAGTTATAATTCAGTAAGTACTAAATTAAGAAGTTTAGGTTGGGTACCAAAAAGAACTTTGGAAGGTCAACTACCGGCTATTGTTGAGTGGACGAAAAATAACAGAGAGTTTTTTAGTGAATAAATCCGTCTTTATTACAGTTAGAACAAATTCTTCTAGATTGAAGAATAAAGCTTTATTAGAAATAAAAGGTAAATCAACTATAGAACATTTGATAGATAGAATGTTACGTGGTTATTCTGATGGTATGATACCAGGTATAGATAATATAGTTTTATGTACTACAATGAAAAAAGAGGATGATGTTTTATGTGAAATAGCAGTACGAAATGGTATTGATTATATTAGAGGAAGTGAGAAAGATAAATTAAAAAGATGGTTGTTAGCTTGTAAAACTTATGATGTTGATTTCTTTGTAACAGTAGATGGTGATGATTTATTTTGTGACCCACACTTAATAGAGTTAGCTTTAAAGCAGTATAAAAGAACAAATACTGATTTTATTAAAAGTTCAGGTTTAGCTGTGGGTGCTTTTACTTATGGTATTAAGAGAGATGCTTTGGAAAAGGTTTGTGCTATTAAAACTAGAGATGACACTGAAATGATGTGGGTATACTTTGAAGATACTGACCTTTTTCAAGTTGAAGAATTACAAAATGTACCTGATGTGTATAAACGACCACAAGTTAGAATGACTTTAGATTACGCAGATGACTTCAAGTTTTTTGATAAAGTAATATCTTACTTTGGTCATAACCGTATGAGTTTTACAGAGATAACAGATTACTTAAATTTGAATAGGGATATTGTACAATATAACGCGTACTTAGAAAAAAAGTGGAAGTCTTTACAGGAGTCTAAAACTATAGATGTAAGAAAAAATAAAGGTTGGAGATTTACTGGTAATGAGAAAAAGTATTTGAGTGAAGTTTTAGATAATGGGTTTGGAGCAAGTGAAACTGGAGCCATGATAGAAAGGTTAGAAACTTTATTTGCTGAGAAACATAATCAAAAATATGCCATAGGTTTTAATTCGGGAACTTCTACATTACATACGGCTTTGGAATCATTTGGAGTCGGTGAGGGTGATGAAGTTATAGTTCCCGCTCTTACTCCAGCTATGTGTGGATTTTCTGTATGGCAAACTGGAGCTACACCTGTATTTGCTGATGTTAGAGAAGATACTTTTTTGATGGATATGGATGATGTAGAAGATAAAATAACAGGTAAAACAAAAGCTATAATGCCTGTTCATATTTATGGTTTGATGTGTGATATGGAAAAACTATTGAAGATTATTTACCACAGAAAAATCCATATTGTTGAAGATTGTGCTCAATGTTTTTTAGCTACTGATAATCATAATAGGTTAGCAGGAACCATTGGTGATGTAGGTAGTTGGAGTTTTGAAAATTCTAAACATTTGTCTAGTGGGGATGGTGGTATAGTAACAACAAATAATAAAGTATTTGCTAAAAGAATGAGACAGTTTGGTGGTGTGGGGTTTAAGAATATTACAGCGGGTAGTGGTAAGGTTAGAATATCAAGAGATAAATTTCAAGACCCAAATTGGGAACGACATAATGTTATGGCATACAATTATAGAATGCCTGAGTTGTGTGCAGCTGTGGCTCTTGCACAGACAGAGAATATAGATGAGTTTTGTGAGAAAAGAATACAAATGGGATTGGGTTATGAGGAAGTTATAAAAGATACAGGTACTAAGTTATTGATACCTCAGAAAACTCCAGAAGGATATAAACATTCTTATTATACATTTACAGCTTTATATGAAGGTGAGAAGTATGGAATACCGTGGCAGGCATTTAGGAAGAAATATATAGAACTTGATGGTGATGGTATTTATGCGGCGTGGAAAACTCAAAATAGAGAACCAGCGTTTAAAGATATAGGGTGGGGTGATGTTCCAGTAGCTGAAAAACTACAAAAGAATTTGATGCAATTTACAACTAACCAAGCAAATGAATTAGAAAGGAATATTCAGTTGTATGCTCTTAGAAATACAATAGAACATTTTGATAAATGAGAAAGATAGTAATAACTGGTTCTGAAGGTTTAATTGGTAGAGAGGTATCTTCTTATTTTGAACGTAATGGTGATGAAGTATTTAGATTGGACTTGAAGTTGGGACACGATTTAACAGATGAGAATTTTGTTAAGGAATGGTTCATGGAAAATCCTGTGAAATATGTTATTAATTTGTTTGCATTACAACATCATATTACAGATGAAAAAACTTCTACGAGTTTGTATAGTATTGATTTAAAAAGTTTTGATGATTATTTACGAGCGAACTTAACAACATTGTTTTCTGTATGTAGACAGTTTGCTCTTATGAATGCACAGGGAACTATAGTTAACTTTTCATCTCATTATGGTGTGGTATCACCAGATAAAAGACTTTATGGTGGGGGTGAAGAGAAACATATAGGTTACGGAGTGTCTAAGGCTGGAGTTATACAACTTACAAGACATTTGGCTACACACTTAGCTCCCCACTTTAGAGTGAATTGTGTTATTCCTGGTGGAGTAGAATTTAATCAGACAAAAGAATTTAAAGAAAGGTATAGTGAAAGAGTTCCTTTAGGTAGAATGATGAAAGTTAATGAATTAAATGGTTTATTAGATTACTTGTGTTCTGAAAATTCTACATATACAACAGGAACTACTTTTACGGTGGATGGGGGTTGGACAGCATGGTAGATTTTTATAACTTAGATGAACCTTATTTTATAGCTGAGGTAGGTATAAATCATAATGGTGATTTACAAATAGCTAAGAAACTTATTGATGCTTCTTTTGCGAGTAATTGGGATTGTGTAAAGTTTCAAAAGAGAAATCCAGATGTTTGTATTCCTGAGAAACAAAAGGGAGTTATGAGAGAGACACCTTGGGGAACTATGACTTATCTTGAATATAAACATAGAGTTGAGTTTGGTAAGGAAGAGTATGATTATATAGATAAGTACTGTAAAGAGAAATCTATAGATTGGACAGCATCGGTTTGGGATATGGATAGTTTAGAGTTTATGAGTCAGTATGATGTTCCTTTTATTAAAATACCATCGGCTTTACTTACAGATTTAGATTTAATTAATGCTGCGACTGAAACTGGAAAGTTTTTAATTTTGAGTACTGGTATGAGTACCTTAGAGGAAATCGACAAAACCGTTGAAACATTGAAAGGTGGTTATGTTTATTACGCACTTAGGGATTATTTTCATCATGATTTTATGTTATTACATTGTAATTCTACATACCCAGCTCCTGAGAATGAATTGAATTTACGAGTTATTAATACATTACAAGATAGATATCATTGTCCAGTAGGTTATTCTGGTCATGAGAAATACTTAGAACCACCACTTATAGCTATTACGTTAGGGGCCAGAGTAATTGAAAGACATATAACATTAGACCATAGTATGTGGGGAACAGACCATAGTTCAAGTTTAGAGGTGTTTGCTATGGATATGTTGAGAAAGAGATGTGATAAGGTGTTGGATATGTTGGGTACAGATAAAAAAATAGTAACAGATAGTGAAATTAAAGTTCGGGAGAAATTGAGACCAAATGCCTAAATACGATTGGTACAGAGTAACATATAATAAGTTATATAAAGGTAGTAGTTACCACGATAAAGATACGTGTTGTTCACTTCCCATTATAAGAGGTGAAATGCAAACAGATACTATATTAGATTTTAAAAATAGTGTAGAGTCGGGGTCAATATACTCACCAAGTGGTTCTGTAACTTTATTGGATGTAGGATGTTCTAACGGAACAGCCGTTGATTCGTTATGTAGAATGGGTTACGATGCTTGGGGAATAGACCCCGCACCGAGAGCTATAGAATATTGTGAAAAAAGACGTTTAACTACTTGTGTAACTGGTTCGGCGGTTACTATACCATTTGAAGATAATTCATTTCATATAATATTTTCTACAGATACAATAGAACATATTAGACCAAGAGAAGTTGATAAAGTAATAGAAGAATTTTATAGAGTAGCAACTCACTATTTGGTGTTATCTATAGCTTTACAGCGGGAAGCTAATAGGGATGATTTAAACCACGCGGCTAGTAGATATAAGACTTTAAGGGGTTTAGAGTTACATAAGTCTCAGTTTTCGTCATTAAAATGGATAGAATTGTTTACAAGAGAAGATAGGTTTGAAGTTATAGAAAAAGATATAGATTTTATTCCAGATAATAAACCAAGATACGGAGACATAGCTGGGAAAGAAGGGTTTTTAAGAGTTATATTGAAGGTAAATAAAGATTTGTGAGTGTAGCAGTTTTATGTAGAGGAACTTCATTAGCTCATATTGATAGAGTTCCAGAAGTTGATAAATATATCATAGTGAATAGATTTGGGGATGAACTTGAAAATGAAACCATTTCTTCTCGACTAATAGATAAAGAGTTAACTCAAGTTTTAAGTTTAGTACCTGATGAACCTAAATTAATGATAGAAAGAGGACACTATAAAAAATTTAATGTAGTGGAGTTTGTATTACCATATTTGAAAGAAACTATACCTGGGCCTCCACCAAAAATTGAAGGTAGGAATGGTTATATACCTACAAGGGTATTGGATGACACACATAAAAACTATATGATAACAAACAATCCTAGATATGCATTTTGTTATCCAACTTCAGGCGTAGCAAGTGTAGCTTATGCTACCTTAGAATGTAATGTAACGGAAGTTCATATTATAGGACTTGATTTTTATGAAACAGCGTATGCTTATGGTAAGGAATTTCCGAGTGACGAAGTGGCAATTAGAAGAGGAGAGGATTCACTTAAGATGAGGGCATTCTTAAAAAACTTTATAGTCTTCAATCCTTATACACTATTTAATATATATACACACTCAACTTTTAATCCAAATTTGGAGAATGTTAAAGTTATAAAGGTTTAATAATGGAAATTAGAGAAAACATATTACCAGTACTCGGACCTTCGGGTGGTGATGAAGAACTAAAAGCTCTTCAAGAAGTTATAGAAAGTGGTTGGTGGGGAAAAGGACCGAAGGTACAGGAGTTTGAAGAGAGGTTCGCCGAGATGGTTGGTCACAAATACGCTGTAGCGGTTACAAGTAATTCTCACGGACAAGATTTGGTAATGAAAGCTCTTGGCTTCAAAGGAGTTGATGTTATAAATCCTACTATATCTTTTATAGCTACAGCTGTTATACCACTGTGGAATGATTGTACTTCTAATATTGTAGATGTGGATAGAAGAACTTTGTGTATGACACCAGAGGAAGTTGAAAAGTGGAAGAAACCCGATAGTGAGGCTCTTATAGCGGTAAATATGGCTGGTATTCCTTGTGATTATGAAGGGTTACGGAAAGTGTTTGGTGGATTTATTATAGAAGATTGTGCTCATAGTTGTTATACAGAGGGAGCTGGTTTAAGTGGGGACGTAGCTGTATGGTCATTTCAAGCAGTAAAGACAATGCCTTGTGGAGATGGTGGGATGATTACTACAAATGATAAAGAGTTGGCTGATAAGTGTAGAGAAATGACTTGGTTTGGTGTATCTTCAACTTGGAGTAGAACTCAAGGTCAAAGTGGTAAACCTGGATATGCCTGGGACTATCAAGTGGATATTCTTGGTTACAAGTATTATATGATTGATATTATGGCAGCCATTTGTTTAGAACAAATGAAAAAACTTCCAAAAAATTTAGAGTTTCGTAGACATATACAGGAAAGATATAATAATGAATTACATCCTTTTGTCGAAACTCCAGAGTGGTCTGATACTGTACAATATTATTGTGCTAGAGTTCCTAAAGAAGAAAAACTTATTACGAATAGAGCTCCCGATGGTTCAGGATTTAGTAACCATTATCAAGGTAGAGATACTTTAATAGATTATTTAGCTGACAAAAATATACATACTTCTGTACATTTCAAACCGTTACACAAATATGATATTCTTACACAGGGTAGAAAATATCCTGTCGCAGATACTGAGTGGTTGAAATTGATTAGTTTACCTTGTCAGAATAGAATGACAGAAAAAGATATAGATTATGTTATTTATTGGGTAAATAAATATTTTGATGAGGAGCATATAATATGATTTTAATAACAGGTGGTACTGGTTTTATTGGTTCTCATTTGAGGGGTGATGTAAAACTTTCATCAAAGGATGTAGACTTGATGGATTTGGAACAAACTATTGATTGTTTCAAAAAGTATAGACCAGATACATTGATTCATTGTGCTGCCAAACAAAAAAATTATATTGGTATGAAAACAGAGAGAGCCGACCACTTTTATGATAATATGTTAATTAATATGAATGTTTTTAATGCTGCTTCTAAGGTAGGAGTAAAAAATATTTTGACATTTTCATCTATAAACGCATTATATTCTGATGCTCACGTACTTGAAGAAAGAAAACTTTTTAGTGGTGAACCTTCTGATAATTGTTATACTGATGGTTATAAGAATAGAATGCTTCATGTTATGGCTAATGCTTATAAAACTCAATATGATATTAACTGTATTGTACCTATATTAACAAATATTTATGGCCCGAATAGCCCAGTAGATAATGGAGTTATATCAATTTTAATATCTAAAATATATAAAGCTAAAGTAGAGGGTAGGAATGTTATTGAAATTGATGGAGATGGTAGTCCAATAAGAGATTTTTTATATGTAAAAGATTTGAAGAAAATAGTTGATTGGATGATGAGTGAGTATAATTCTATTGAACCAATAATATTAGCGAGTGGTTATGTAAGTACAGTAAAAGAAATTGTAGAATTGATTGTGGAGTATATGAAATATGAAGGTAAAATCGAATGGTTAAGTGATAAAGATATTGGAGAGTCAGTGAAGATATGTAATAATAGTAAATTAATGAGTTATTTACCAGATTTTGAATTTACTTCAATAGAAGAAGGTATTAGAGAAATGGTAGTAAGGTTTACATCGTGAGTCAAGAAGGAAGAACTGTACCATATGATTCTGGTATAGACTTTGTGTGTATAAGTCATTGTAAACCAGCTTATACGGAATTGTTAGTTAAAAGTATTCATAAGTATGTGAGTGATGTAGATTATACCATTTATATAGTAAATAATTATATTGATTTGGAAAAGGAACGGAAAGAATTAAATGAAATATTTGGAGATGATGATAAAGTAGTTGTTCTTGATGGAGTTAATCAATCTGCAACTACTCACGTTGGTGGTGATGGTACATTTAGACAGGGTGGTATGGAATGGATTGGTTGGATGGATGGTTGTCATGTTGTAGCTGGTAGTAAATATGGTGAATGGGGTTATGCTGTGGGATTGACAGCTGGTAGTAGACAGTATATATGTGCTCTAGATAATGATGCTATATTTTTGACTAAATGGGGGCACCCTGTTTTAGAATTAGCTGAGAAGTATTTCTTTATTTCTAATAGGTGGGATCCTGGTACTCTTTTCAAAGAAGCTAAAGACCATGAACCACAGTTAGGTATGGCGAGACCTATGTTTTGGTTAATGAAAAGACATAATATGGAACGACATAATATGTATCCAGATTGTAGTTATCGTGACTTATGGGGAAATATAACTTTATATGCACAAGCTGTGAATGAGAAATTTTTGATTTTACAGAATTCTTACTGGACTGAACGTATGAGAAAGAAATATGGTATAGGTAAAAAAGAAACAGAATCTTTTCATGTCTCACCAAAAGAACACGTAGTTAATATTCCTTATGGAGAACAAGCTTGGTTGGTTGATAAACCTTTCTTTTTTCATCAAACAAGAGGAGCTTATAGAGGTAATGATAAATTAGAAGAATGGCTCAGAGAAGCTGGTAAATATTTGGAGGAAAATTAATTGAAAAAACATAATGTTAGATATCTTCACGTTGGTTGTGGTGAGAATATACTACCAAAACCATTTGAAAATTTAGATATAACAGAAAGAGAAGGAGTTGACCATGTTACTGATACGAGCGATTTATCTAAGTTTAAAGATGAAACTTTTGATATGGTGTATGCTTCTCACGTATTAGAACACTATCCAAGAAATGAAGTTAAGGATGTTTTGAGTGAATGGGTACGAGTTACTAAGATAGAGGGTATGGTAAGAATATCAGTTCCATCTTTTGAGAACGCTATAAAGATATATCAAGACACGGGTTTAATTGAGAATATAATTGGACCTATTATTGGTGGTCAAACATATAAGTATGAATTTCATTATTGTATTTTTGATGAAAGGTCATTGAAATATCTTATGGAAATTTCTGGATTAACAGCTGTACACCCTTGGCTTTATCAGAGAACTATTCATAGTGATTTTTGGGACTTCTCTCAAGCAGAGACCTGTGGAACACAGGTATCATTAAATTTAGAGGGAAGAAAAAGAAATCCAGAAGCTTTGGATAAGGATACTTTGTGGGAAAAGGATTGGAAAAAAAAGGAAGATGTTCGGTATATTAGTCAAGAGGAACTTATAGATGCTTTTAAAACACAGAAGGATGAAAAGGGTCAGTCAACACGATGAAATTGTTTGAATACAATACAACCGAATATCCATAAAGTGTTCACGCCGGTACTAAAATGGTAATTGGCGAATATTTTGACAAAATGTAAATGAAAAATTTAATTTTAGGGGATGGACTACTCGGTTCTGAATTAGTTAGACAAACTGACTGGGATTATATTAGTAGAAAAAAAGATGGTATTGATTTTACAGATTATTCTACTTATGAACATCATTTAGAATCATATAATGAAATAATAAATTGTATAGCGTATACAGATACATATAGTGAAGAAAAAGATAGACACTGGAACGTTAATTATGCTGGTGTTGCCGATTTAGTACATCTATGTAATTTTCATAACAAAAAATTAATTCATATATCAAGTGATTATCTTTATACACACAGTAAAGAAAATGCTTCAGAAGAAGATGTCCCAGTCCATTGTAGAAATTGGTATGGATATACAAAGTTATTAGCTGATAGTCATATCCAATTAAAGTCTAAAAACTTTTTATTATTAAGAGGAACACATAAGAAAGAACCGTTTACATATGGTAACGCTTGGGCAAATCAAAAAGGTAATTTTGATTATGTTTCAGTAATGAGTAGGTTATATATTAAACTTATAGAAAATAATGCTAATGGAATATATAATGTTGGAACGGAAGTTAAAACAATGTCTGATTTAGCTAAACAAACAAAATTTGATGTTGAATGGTGTTATATAAGAAGAGAGGGTAGTATACCTAATAATGTAACAATGAGCATAGATAAGATGAATAAACTACTGCAAAAGTAAATATGAGTGTTCTATTGTTATATCCACCAGAACAAAATTGGCCAGAAACTTTGTGTAAACCTAATGGTTCATTAGCTTACCCGATGTTGGGTGGTGCATTACGAGAAAATGATATTGAAGTTGATGTTTATGATGCTTGTGTTGGAAATGATGAAGATAATTTAAATGATATTTTTTATAAATCAACACCACTGTCGAGTGGAATGTTAAGAACTGGAGTTAGTGACGATAGAATTATGGAAGTGGTAGATAAATACGATATAATAGGTATAACATCTATCTTTTCACACCAAGAAACCATAGTGTTGAAGACAATAAAACTAATAAAAAAATACTTTCCTGAAAAGTTTGTCATGACTGGTGGTGTAAATGCTCGAGCACGAATGAGAAAGTTTTTAGAAGCAGGTGTAGATATTATTTGTACATCAGAAGCGGAACATACAATAGTAGATATTGTTAGAAAAGTTGAAAAGGGGTCAAAGGATTATAGTAATATACCATTTGTAGCTTTTATGGAAGACGACAGGATTCACAAGACACATACTATAGGAGATATAATTTGGGATTTGGATGAACTACCATTACCAGCTTGGGATTTATTACCAAATGAAAGATATTGGGAAGTCGGTAGACCACACGGTGGACATTTTAAAGAGGGAACAGAATTGAAGTATGCTTCTATGATGACTTCTCTTGGCTGTCCGTTTAATTGTAGTTATTGTCATATAGCAGATGAAGTAAAAGGTTCTATATCAGGAGAAATAGGTAGATTTAGAATAAAGTCAGATGATAGAGTTATAGAGGAATTGAAAATATTAAAAGATGAGATGGGTGTAAAACAGGTATTTGTAGAAGATGATTCTATATTTGGTAAAAAAAGACGGGCTATAAGATTACTTAACAAAGTCATGGATATGGATTTAGAAATATTAGACGTTAATGGAGTAAACGTAGTTCATTTGTTGAAGAAAGGTGAACCAGATGAAGAGGTCATTGAACTATTAAAAGAAACTGGATTTACAGATATTGTATTAGCTTTTGAGTCGGCTAATGATAGAATAATTAGGAAATGGGCTTCAAATAAATGGGATGTTAATAATTCTAATGTGAGGGGTTTGATAGAAAGTTGTAAAAAGTACGGACTTAGAGTTGTTGGTAATTATATGATAGGCTATCCTGATGAAACGAGGAGTGAGATATTGAAAACAATTAAGTTTGCTAAGGAATGTATGGAGTGGGGGTTAGATGCAAGTAATTTCTTTTTAACAATGCCACTACCAGGTACACCAATGTTTGATGAATGTATAGAAAGGGGTTGGTTACCAAAAAATTATAACCCCGATAAAATGCAATGGACTAAAGCGACTATGAAAAATACAGAAGTACCACCAGAAGAATTAGAGGATTTAAGACAAAGAGCTTGGCAAGAAGTTAATTTATCCGAATTTAAAGATAATAGAAAAGATATGGTGGTGAGTTATGGATAGGTATAAATACGGTATTGATTTTGTAATAGTAACTGTAGGGGAAAGAGGAGCTAAGTATACAGAATGGTGTGTACGTAGTATAGAAAAGTATGTAAAAGATGTTGATTACAATGTTTATATAGTAGCCAACTACCAAAAGGATTGGGAAAAAGAAAGAGATATTTTAAAGGATACTTTAGACCACTATAAAAATATAAATTTAGTTAAAGGATATTCTGAAGAATATAGTCTAGAACCATCAGCAGCAGGTGGTTATGAAAATACAGGTCGTCGTATTTATTCTAAATTAGATAACGCCCCAATGTCTTACGGATGTTATTGTCATGCAAAGGGTATGGAATTGGGAATAAAAAGTGGTGATGGAAAATATGTCTGTATTTTAGATAATGATAGTATATTTTTAAATGAATGGTTTCCTATCATACTTGAAAAAGAATATGATGAGAAATACTTTTTTATATCTAATAGGTATGACCCAGGTAATCTTTTTGAAATTAAAACGGATGAGGGAGATTGGTATACAGATCCAATGGGTGGAGTATGTAGACTTCCGTTTTTATTTACTAAGAGAGAAAATTTTGAAGATAATAATCTATATCCAAATACAGAGTATAGGGATACCGCAGGTAATTTAACTTTATTTGTTCAGGAAAATAAAAAAAATATTTATGTTTTGGTGAATTCTTATCAAGACCACTATGAGTGGCAACAGGTAGTAACAAGAGATTTAAAGTTTAATGATCAATTACTTAGACGACCACATCTTAAGGAAAAACATTTAATAGATGTGCCTTGGGGTGAACAAGCTTGGTTGGAGGACGTACCTATTCACTTTCATCACGCTAAAGGTACTATGAGAGATAAAAAAAGTTTTGAAAAATGGGAAACAGAAGTAGAGAAGTATTTAAATGGATAAAGGTATAGATTTCGTAGTTGTAAATTTTTATAGAAGTGAATACGTTTATCTTTTGGTTAGAAGTATTCATAAGTATACTAAAGACCCCTATACCATCTATATTATGAATAATGGTATTAATGAAGGTGAAGATAATAACTATGATGAATTAAAAGCGTTATTTGATGATGACGATAAGGTTGTAGTACTGAAGGGTGTAGAACAGGAACAGGAAATAAAACCAGAAGATACTAATAGTGTTGAATGTAAAATTGGTGGTAGGATGATTTCTATAGCAAGTAAAACAAAGACGGAATCACAACGAAAAGGTATTAGAAGTGGTAACCGAGAATTTGTTTGTTTGTTGGATTACGACGCTATATTTTTAAATGAGTGGGTAGACGATGTATTACCAATGTTAGAAGACTATACTTTTATAGGCGAGCGGTGGGAACCAGCATTGGGTACAGTTAAAGACCAAATATTACTAATTAAAAGAAAAACATTAGAATTGTATAATTTATATCCCAATACAGACTACCAAGATGGTTCAGGCAATTTAACTTACTTTTGTCACAGACAGAAATTATCATTTACTTATTTTGAAAATTCATTTAACAATAGAGATTTAAGAAAATTACACTTGTTAAATATTGGTAATGGAGAACAATGTTTTGTGAATGGTAAACCATTTTATTATCATTATGCTAGAGGAGCTACAAGAGATAAGAGTTTATATCATCAATGGATAACTGCAGCATCGAATTATTTAGGTGGTGATTAAGGATGAATAAAATAAAGTTTTTAGGACATGCAAGTATTTATATTGAAACTCCAAAAGTTAGTATAGTTATAGTCCCTTGGTTTTCAAAATCAGGAGCTTTTTTATATAATTGGTTTCAGTTTCCTGATAGTACAGAAATATTGCCCACATGCTCTTGGTGATTTGTCAAAAGGTACTGTGGTAGATGGTAATTTGATATGTCCTATGCATACTTGGACGTTTTCATTAAAAGATGGTCATTGTATAAACCACGATAGTGAAATTTTTATAGAGGAGATAGTATGAAAATACATCGTGAAGATAAAAAGAATGTGTTATTTTGGATAGCTGTAAATAGTAAAGACCCATTACTTCAAGAAAAACATGGTGGTTTTGAATATTTTAAGTTTTCAAGATATACTTGGGAATGGTGGTGTAAAAAGAATGATGTTATATTTTTTCCATATGAAACTCCAGGTGAAAGTGATACTAATAAACATAAGATTACTTGGCAACGATGGTTTGATGTATTTGACCAGTTAGAAGAAGCTGGAATTAATTATGATAAAATATGTGTTATGGATTCCTGTGCTATGGTTAAATGGGATACACCAAATTTTTTCAATTTTACTTACGCTCAAGTAACAGCCTTCCGTTCATTAGAAAATCTGAGATGGATAGCTGAAGGGGTCGATGGTTATAATAATTTTTTTAATGGGTTTGAATTTGATTTAAAAAAGTATATAAGTTGTGGATTTCAAATATTTGAAGAATCTCACAGAGAATTTTTAAAGGAATTAAAAGAGTTTTACTATGAAAATTATGATGGTATAATGGATTTACAGAATAATAAAGTAAAAAGAGGTACAGACCAACCTGTTTACAATTATATGTTACAGATGAAAAACGTACAGGTGGATAAAAAATTATCACCACCTTATATGATGACACATATGATGAGGTTTGATTGGTTTGGAAGAAATTGGCAGTTGGATGATAACACTCCACATTTTATTAGGTATGGTTATGTATGGTTTTATAGTGGGTTTCCAAACAGAGGAGATAGATATCAATTAATGGAACAGACGTGGAATATGGTAAAGGAAAATTACAAATGAGTGATAAAGTAGTTTATATGATTAATGTAACTCATGATGAAAGAAGTAGGTCTCAAAAATATGAGTGGTCTATTAAGAGTTGGGCTAAGTGGTGTGACAGGAATAGTGTAGAATTATTTGTACACGAAGAACCGACGACAGATTTAAATATTATGCAACCACAATGGTATAAAATATTTGTATTTGAACTTTTAAAAAATAGTGGTTTAGAACCAAACCAAATTTTATATGTGGATTCTGATACAATTGTACATCCCGATGCTCCCAACTTTTTTAATATGATAGAAGCTAAAAAGTTTTGTGCTGTTCCCTGTTATGGTAGTATGGATTGGGTTATGAGGAGTATAGAAGTATATTCTAAAGTAGTGTTTGATGGATTCGATTTCGGTGATTATTGGACTTACTTTAATACGGGTTTTATGATGTTTCAACAGGAACATAAGGATTTGTTTGATAGTATGATAGAGTGGTACGACCATAATCAACAATCTCTAAATATGATTCAACAAAATTATTCTGTTGGAAAGGATCAACCAGTTATTAATTTCTTTATAAAAGTTTTGGAAGTACCTATAAATTTATTACCTTATGAATATAATATGCAAGATATGATGAGATTTGAAGTTATAGGTGATGACTTTTTATTTACAAGATATGGTTGGGTATATCATTTTAATTGTGGAGTTAAACCATCACCAGGTTATTGGTTAGAAAAAACATATAAATATTTTTACGGATGATAGTATCTCATAAACACAAATTCATTTTTATGAAAACCAGAAAGACTGGTGGTACAAGTATACAGTCTGCTTTAGCCCCTATTTGTGGAGAAGATGATATTATTACACCAGACGTGGATGATATGGCGTCAGGAAAAAATGTAGATAAATTTTTTACAGACCACCCACACCCACTTTTAATAGATGTAAAAAATTATTTGTCAGGAGTAGACCCGCGAAATTCGGATAGGAAGGATGTTTGGAGTAAATATTTTAAATTTAGTATAGTTAGAAATCCCTGGGAAATAGTTGTTTCAAGATATAACTGGAATAAAAGAAATGAAGAAGGAAGTATTGAAGATTTTAGAGAATGGTTGAAAACATATTGTAGTGAAGAGGCTGTGTGGGGCCCAGCTCATTATTGTGTAAATGATATACAAGTTGGTTATACTCACATAGGTGTTTTACATAGAATTAGAAGTACGTATGGGGAAATTGGTTTAGATTATATTGCACGGTTTGAAAATATAAAAGAAGATTTTAAATATATCTGTGATAAAATTGGAATAGATAGGATAGAATTACCACACAAAAAGAAAGGTTTTAAACCAACTTGGCATAAACACTACACAGAATATTATGATGACAAATCAGTAGAGTTAGTTAATGAATATTTTTCTGCTGATTTGGATATTTTTAATTATAAATTTAATCCAGAACTTAAAGTACAAAGAATAAAAGAAATAATAAATAAAAAAACGTTTCAAACTAATTTTAGTTTAGGTGGTGATTTTTCTTTGGGTACTAAGATAGATAAGGACGGTGATAATATAAATGGACCTTCGTTAATAAAAGTACCGAGTTGGGTAAAAAATCCAATCGCAAAATATTATTTGTATTTCGGACATCATCAAGGTATTTATATAAGAATGGCTTATTCTGATAATATAGAAGGGCCTTGGACTTTATATAGTAAAGGTACATTACAATTAAGTGATACGAGCTGTGGAAATCATATAGCAAGTCCTGATGTACATATTGATGAAGAAAATAAACGTATAGTTATGTATTATCATGGAGATACTAAAGACGGCCAGAAAACATTTGTTAGTTTTTCAGACGATGGATTAAATTTTAATAGTATTGATAAACCAAAAGGTAAGTTTTATTTTAGAGTTTTTAGGTATAACAATAAATTTTATTCAATAGCTAAAAATGATAATGAAAATGCTGTTGTATATAAATCTGATACGTGGGATGGAGAGTTTGAACCTATTTTTAATTTAATTAATAAGATTAGACATTCAGCTGTATATGTAAAAAATGATGTATTGTATTTATTTTATACTTTAGTGGATGAAGTACGAGAGAAAATATATTTAACGAAAATTAAATTACAGGACGACCATAGTAAATGGGAACCAATATCAGTACAGATGATTATGAAACCAGAGAGAGATTACGAGGGAAATAATTTAACAAAAGTTCCATCTAATTTTGGTTCGGTGTATGAAAAAGTAAATCAATTAAGAGACCCTTGTGTATATGAAGAAGATGATAAATTGTATCTTTTATATTCTACAGCAGGGGAGAGCGGAATAGGATTATCAAGATTATGGTAAAAATAAAATATAGATACATAGTTGGTACTCATATTATGTTTTATGAGATAGAGATGGCTAAAGAACATATACAGAGTATAGTAAATGCTGTTAATGAAGTGGAAAATAAGGAAAATATAACAGTAGATTTATTTTTTAATTTATCGGAATACTTTGAAAGGGTTAACACCAATCAAATTACACATCCTCAATTAAAAGATAAATTTAATGAGTTGGTTAAAATGGTAGAAGAAACAGGAGCTGCTGTTAATCCGACTATTTATGATGACTTTGACCCTATTTCTATGGTTGACTATAGACGGGATTTAAATTATAATGGTTGTAAGAATCATGATTATGTTATTTGGGGCGAAACAGATTGTCTTTTACCTAAAGAGATGTTTACTACATTAGAAAGTATTAAAGAGTACGCCAATTCTCAAGATATTCACAGATATGTCACTACGTTTGCTGTTAGGAAGATGTGGGATGACAGTTGGAAACCTTTGGAACACGTAGATTTTGAGGATGCCCGTTTTTATGAGTTATCTGAACCAGAAGCTTTTACAGAACAGTCGAGTATAAGATATACTATGAGTATAGATGAAATGAATGAGATAAATAGTAGGGCAAAAGATATAGATGTGAGAATAACTCAACAACCTCAGTTTGATGGTTCGGGATTGGTGTTGTCGTGTGATTTAATAAAGAATGGAGTAAATGTACCTCATTGTATTTTTGGTCATCTTGTAGATGATACGAGTATAATGTCCAGTTGTAAACAAATTATGGGAGAAGCTTATATTCAGTTTATCGTGAAGAATATATTAAAGGTACACAATAGAAATAATCCTAAAAAGAGAATGTATGCATTAGAAATGTTGTCTGATGATAAGAGTGAACAAAAAAAGAAGGGAGAATGGTTCTTCAAGATAAAGGAATTAGTACACGCAAATTTAGGTACATTTGGAAAGAGTCAAGCTAGGTTTAATACTTATAAGGATTTTGAAAAAATGATAGGACGAGAAAGATGAAAAGAGCCTTAGTTACAGGTATCAATGGTATGGATGGAAGTCATTTAGCTGACTTTCTATTAAAAAATAATTATGAAGTGTTTGGTATGGAACGTAGGTCTTCTGTTAAAAATAGAACAAATACTAAACACTTGGAAGGTGATATAGAATTTTTAACAGGGGATTTGACAGACCAAAATTCTTTATTTCGGACTTTAAGACAAGTAGACCCACATGAAGTATATAATCTTGGTTCACAGTCTTTTGTAGGAGAGAGTTGGAATACACCCGAACAGACGGGCAACGTTACAGGTTTGGGTGTATTGAGGGTGTTAGAAGCTCTCAGAGAATATGATAAACCTATTAAGTTTTATCAAGCATCATCTTCTGAGATGTTTGGTAGAATGGTAGAAAATCCAGCTAATGAAAATACACCATTTTATCCACGTTCACCATATGGAGTATCTAAATTATATGGTCATTGGATTACAAAAAATTATAGAGAATCTTACGGTATGTTCAACGTGAGTGGTGTTTTATTTAATCATGAATCAGAGAGAAGAGGTATAGAATTTGTAACAAGAAAAATTAGTGATGGTGTAGCAAGAATACACTTAGGATTAGAAGAACATATTACATTGGGAAACTTAGATGCTAAAAGAGATTGGGGTTATGCTCCTGATTATGTGGAATCTATGTGGTTAATGCTACAGCAAAAAGAACCAAATGATTATGTCATTGCTACAGGTGAAACCCACAGTATTAGAGATTTTTTAGATAGAGCGTTTCAACATATTGGTATAATTGATTGGAAAGAGTATGTAAAACAAGATGATAGATATATGAGACCAGCAGAAGTGGATGTTTTACGTGGAGATAGTACTAAAGCAAGAAAGGAAATCGGTTGGAGTCCAAGAACTACATTTGATGGTTTAGTTAGTAAAATGGTTGAATGTGATATGAATTTAGTTTCAAAGGAGATAGTATAATGGGACAAATACAAACAGAGTTTATTCATACATTAGTTTATGATGTACCTGAAATTTTTATTGAAACAGGTACAGCTTTGGGTGGAACACCCCAGAGAATGATTCAAGATGGTACGTTTTCAAAATGGAAGAAAGTATATACAATAGAATTGTCCGCCGATTCTTGTAAGGTCGCTTCTAAAAGATATAAATTATTTGAAGAACATGGAGTGAGTGGTGATTTTGACCCCGATACAGGTGAAGCTGATGAAACTTTTAAGGATAGAGGTGAATATTTTGATGGTAAATTAGTTCTTGTAAACGGTGAATCAGAGATAGTGTTAAGAGATATTCTTATGAATGAGATAGATGATCCTTGTGTATTTTGGTTAGACGCTCATGCTGGTGGTAGAGCTGGATATGCTAAGGGTAGGGTGGATGTACCATTAATGGGTGAACTTGAAGTTATTAAAGAACACGCTCATACAAAGAATATAGAAAATCACGTGGTGTGTATTGACGATGTACATATGTTGGGTCAGAAACAATATGATAAAGAAAAAAACCTTGTCTGTGATTGGTCTGATTTGGCACCAGAGGAAGTAGCAAGAGCATTATCAGGTATAAATAAACAGTTTACAGTTGAATTTATGAATCCATTTGGACAGCCAATGTTAACAGCTTGTAATAAACCTTTTACTATACCATTTTAAGGAGAAGATATGAAATCAAGAAAGAATAATCTTATAATTAGACCCGAGGTGGCATTAAATAATGTTTTGGAAGTTGCAAAGGAAAAATTGGAAGGGATGCTAGACAGAAGAAAATCTTTTGAGGATACTCTTTTTCCCCTTGGACATAAGTTGTCTCCACCTACTGAAATCAATGAACTACAAGAGTCTATTGAGGTTTTAGAGGGCTATTTTAAGGAGAAGATATGAAATCAAGGAAGTGGTTACCGACATTAGGTGAGTTAATAGATAGACTTAGTATACATCAGTTAAAGGAAGTTTTTATACCAGAGAATAAAGAAAACTACGCTGATGAAATGAACGATATGGTTCATGATATCAATTTAATTCTTAATGAAAAAGATGTTAAATTGACAGGTGAAGTATTGAGAGCGGTAGTTGTATTATCACAAATGAATGCCCATATTTGGTATAACGAATCACAAGTACGTAAAGGTGAAAAAGGTTCAGACAATCTTATGTTAACTCACGGTCTAAATGGAATTAGAAATACGGCTATCAACAAGATAATGGAAGTAGTTGGTGGTAGAAAAGATTATAAAGTTGATTGTATAGCATCAGAGTTTAAAGAATGGGATGTGAGCTGGTAATGAAAGTAGTAGTATTTCATCAACCCTTTCCTATGGGGAATCATAGAGTTAACATAGCAATATCAAAAGAACTTACTGATATGGGACACGAGGTTTATTCTTTGGAACAATTGAATGGTAGATATTTAGATGATGAGTATAGACAACAACTGAAAGATTTAGACCCCGATGTTTTATACTTTGAGATGTTAGATGCTGAAACTTTTGAACTGGTTGAAGAGTTTGATTGTAAGAAGGTATTGACTTTTGTATCACCTGGAATTCTTGGTGAATATAACAAGATATTTGATTATCAAGACAAATGGTTTACTCATATCTATACTAATTCACTACAACTATATAATGAATTTCAAAGTAAAAATATTCCATCACAACATTTTGAATGGTTTTTTAGTCAGATTGGTGAAAATGATGTAGAGTTTGTAGATGAATACAATCACGGATGTGTATTTTTGGGTATGGGGTTTAACAGATTAACAAGTGAAGCATATGATTTGGAGAGAAAGTTATTTTTTAGCGGTGGATTTGCTGGAATAGATTTCAAAATATATGGAAACGGTTGGCCGAACTGGCCTGAGTATAAAGGAATATTACCTTCGGAGGATATTGGTAAATTGTATACATCAGCTAGGTCAGGAATAGCTATTATAGCTCCAGCTCAAAGAAATATGGGTATGATAAATAATAGATACTCTGAAATGGGTTATTGTGAGTTACCAATAACTACATACAAATATGATTTGGATTGGTTTGGAGCCGAGAAGTATTTGAACTTTATAGAAAATAAGGAAGAGGCTTATACTACTATAAAAGATATAATTGGTAATCCAAGTAAGTATAAATCAAAATCAGTTGAACTTAAGAAGTTTGTACAGAATAAAACAAATGAATTTTTTGAGAAATTAGAGGAACTTATAGTAGAAGAATGAAAGTAGCTTTCTTTTCAGAAACAGGTAACAATCAAAAATATCCAAGAAACTTTGATAACGCGAGAACAGAAGTTGGTTGGTGTTTGGCATTGGATGCACCGATGTGTAGTTTACATGCTAGACCAAAAGAACAATTTGATTTAGGTATTGTGATTATACCAAAGGAAAATCCAAAGGTTAGTTTGGATTATATCAGAGGTTGTTGTGATAAGGTGGCAGTAATGCAAGAAGGCCCACATTGGTATTTCCAAGATTATGAGATAGATAAACAGTTTCATTATTATAATTGTTTGATGGAAGCTGATTGGGTTTACTGTCATAATGAAAGTGATGTGAATTATTATAAGGGGTTGGGTTGTAGAGATGTTCGAGTATTGAGAAGTTTGATGATACCCGAAGGATTGGATAGTAAAAGTAAAGAGGGTAAAGGAACTATTATTGGTGGTAATTTTGTAAGTTGGTACGGGGGTTTTGATTCATATATTGTAGCAAGTAAATTGGGTTATGAGATAACTGCACCATCAATGGGTAGAAAACAGAAGTTGGAAGATGAGATTGAGGATATAAATTATTTACCATATCTTACTTGGAGAGATTGGATAAGTAATTTAGCTAGTTATCACGTTGGTATACATTTGATGAGAACATACGCTGCTGGAACATTTGCTATGAATTGTGCATTTCACGGAATACCTTGTATTGGTTATAAAGGATTAGATACACAAGAAAATTGTCATCCTTTAACTACTGGAGACATTGGAGATTTGGAACAAGCAGTTTGGAGTGCAGAGAAATTGAAAGACGATAATTTTTATGAATTGTGTAGTGTAACAGCAAAAAGAAGATTTAAACAATATTATACAGAAGAAAGGTGGTTAAAAAATTGGAGCCGTATAAATGAAACCGATTAGTTTTATTCAACCAAGCCGTAGTAACTTAAAGTATCTTAAGTGGTCTTACAATAGTATAAGAAAGAATTTAGGTTATAGACACGAATTATGTTGGGCCGATGATGCTTCTACTGATGGTACGTGGGAGTGGATGGTAGAAACAGCAAAGAAAGATTCAAATATAAAATTATATAGAAATGAAGGTCCTGAAAGATTGGGACATACTATATTGTATGATAAGTTAGTAGAATTAGCTACTTGTGATATAGTTATGATATTTCACGCTGATATGTACGCTCCACCTGGAATTGATGAGGAAATACATAAACATATAGATGAAAATACAGTAGTTAGTTTAACACGAATAGAACCACCATTACATCCTGATGGTCCAGAAAAGATACTTGCGGATTATGGTATAGAACCAGAAGAGTTTGAAGAGTTAGCTTTCTTAAGAAAGTATGATGAATTAAAACAAAACAGAACAACAGAAGGTATATTTGCTCCCTGGGCTATTTACAAGAAAAACTTCGAAGAAATTAATGGTCACGACCCCTTGTATGCTCCACAATCAAAAGAAGATAGTGATATATTTAATAGGTTTGTATTGAATGGGTACAAGTTAGTACAGACGTGGGACGGGTTTGTATATCACATGAGTTGTAGGGGTAGTAGATTTAAGGATGGAGTACCCGATAGAAATGTAGCAGGTCAAACTTTTGTAGAAGGTAGGGAATCTAAAGAGTGGTTGGAACAAAATCAAAGGAGTACACGAAATTTCATCAGGAAGTGGGGTCATATGGTTAAACATGATGAAATGATGAAACCTATAATACCACCAAAGTATAACATAGGATTTAAGGTATATAATTGTCATATAAATTTATTAAGAGAATTAGAGCCGTGGTGTAGTTGTATTTATCTTGAAAGTGGTTCAGATTTTATGATTCAGTATAGAAATGAAGAACAACCAAATACATTGTTTGCCTTGGATGAAAGAGTAAAATTATATGGTGTAGCTAATTTAACTAACTACCATGATATAATAGTTGAGTTTGATTGTAGGTTACTCACTACACAGAACTTTCAAGTATTAGTTAATTTATCAGAGATACTTAAAGAGAGTGGTGAAGTAGGAGAGATGCAACTGGAAATATTTAAATTTAGGATTGGAAGTATGACAGAATACCAAAACGATTTGATAGAAGTGAAGAAATAGTATGACTGCATTCTATATATTATTAGACGGGGATACGGAAAAAGATGTATTATATGAAACTAATCTTTTAGGAGAAGAAAGTTTTGGTAAATTTTATCCTTCAGCTGGTTATACAGCATTTAGTTCAATTATTAATAATCACTCAGAGTATGTTGACAACATTGAAATATTAGATGATAAAAAAAAGAAGTATACTATTGATGAATTTTTAGATATATTAGAAAAATTAATAATAAAAAACACTTGACTTTTATGTTTTTTATGTGTATATTATAGTGTAGGAGAAATACAGTGGCGAATATTGATTGGCGAGACTACGAAGATTTAGAGGAACAAGCATTTGAAAAAATGAGTACTCCCACAAGTAAAAAGAAGAAAAGTTGGAAACAAATCCAAGACGAAACACGTGGTAAGGGAAAAGTAAAAAGTAAGAAAAGGAGAAAAGGATCTCTTGAAAAAAAGAATCGTAAAAACACTAATAGCTAGTCTATTTTTAATAGTTGGGTGTTCAAGCCCCCTATCATCTGAGTCTGAGTCTTATGAGGCAACTTTATCATTTGATATGAGATTAAATGAAGATAGTAATGGTTATTATCATTTGACTATTGATGATGGAAGTTGGCAAACTCTACATAGAGTATCAGGTTCAATAACTAACGAAGGTTTTGGAGTTGAAAATTTTAGAGTAGAGTGGGAAAGTAATCTTTACTGGTATATGGGGGATTCGCTAGGATATTTTATACGAAGAACTATAAATTCTGATGGACAATACGTATCATTAGATACATCCTACGTTATTGGATTTGAAGGACATGAAGTTCCTACTACCAATCAAGTAAGTTATAGTAATGGATATGGTGAAATAAATAATATGATAGCACCAGTTAGGTCAATGAAAGGTGATACTCTTTATCTTACGGCTACTTGGTTCTCAGATACAGCAACTTGGGGGATTGTTTTAGATTAATGTTGTCAATTAAAGGAGAATAACTATGATAGGAGTAATTATAGAATGAAATATAATCTCGTATCTAAGACTACTAATGGTAGGTGATACTGCTACTGTATCTGTTTTTTATTATATAGACAAAGGTACTTTAACATCACAAGATATTGGAATAATTTTAAATTAGTGAAGTTTGAATTAATAGACAAAAGAACAAAAGAAATTATTACTACAAGAGAAATGGGTAGTATAAAGAAATTGAGAATAGCTGAAGTTATATTTGGTATGTTAAAAAAATTGAATAAAAAAAAGTTTAGAGAATTATATGAAGTCAAAGAAACAAAAGAAAAAGACAAAACTTGATTTTGAAGGTCTAACCAATCAAGAAAAGAGCGAACTTAAAGAATTAGCTCAAATTATTTATACTGAAGCTACAAACGTTAAATTAGATTATGAACAGAATCCGAGTGATATGCCAAGTGGTAGTATTGTACAGGTTCACGAAGATAGTTCTATATTAAAGGAGTAAAAAAATGAATGAAATATTATGTATATTGGTAGGTCTTTTTATAGGAGCTCCTATTGGTTGGGCATTAAGTGCTATAACAAATATGAACAGTATAAAAGATTTGGAAAGTGAAATTAATGATTTGAGGTTACAGAGAAAACTTTTAAAAAAAGAAATAATTAGTATCCGTAAACCCAAACCAGAACCAAGAAGGAGAAGAAATGGCTAGTAAAGGTTTTGAACCAAAAGGTAGAGACCCTTATAGACACCAACCCATACCGAAAGGTAAAGTTGAGTGGGCTTGTAAACAAACACTATCTATTATGAGTGCATCAAGATTACTTGGGGTAACTTATAATACTATGAAGAAATACGCTCAGAGATATACTGATGAGAATGGTGTTACTTTATTTGACAAGTACAAAAATCCTACAGGTAAAGGTATAGCAAGAACAGGAAATACAGGATTCAACGCTAAACTAACTGATATATTTGAGGGTAAACATCCCAACTATCCACATTGGAAATTGTCAGAAAGATTGATACTAAATGGTTATCTAAAACAGGAATGTTCTAATTGTGGGTATGAAGATTATAGAGAGAGTGATATGATGGGACCGTATCTTCTTAATTTTCTTGATGGTGATAATAGAAATTATGATATAGATAATTTAACACTCTTGTGTTTCAATTGTTTTTATTTATTAAAGAAACCAGATATGAAATCAATAACAACACCAAGAAGTATAAAATTAATACAGAAGAAACTTACAGAAGTTTTTGATGAAAACTGAAAACTGGATACACGGATGGTTAAAATCTATATGGAAAAAAGCTGTTTGGGAAAATCCGACTATTAAGAAGAAAGAGGAATGGAAAGGACCTGGAAATCCTTTACCCGATGGAACATATTCAGAAGCAGAAGCAGCTGATTATTATATAGGAAACAAAAAGGAGTCTAATATGAGTAGTGAAGTACTTACAGAGTTTGACGATATTATAGAAGTTGTCTTAGAACACGAGGGTGGTTATGTAAATGATCCGAAAGACCCAGGTGGTGAAACAAAATATGGTGTAAGTAAAAGAGCTTATCCAGACGTAGATATTAAAGGTCTGACGATAGAAGGAGCCAAGGAAATTTATAAGAGAGATTACTGGGACAAGAATAAAGTAGATACAGTTCCATCTAAATTAAAACATATTTATTTTGATATGGCCGTTAATATGGGCAAAGGTCGTGCCGTTAGGATATTACAAGAAGCAGCTAATGGTAAGAATAAGAATAAAATAGATGTTGATGGTGGACTTGGACCGGCGACAAGACGGGCATTGGACGGTGTAGAATTAGAAAGAGTAAGAGCATATCGTGTTAAGTATTATGCAAATCTCGTGAAACGTAAACCAGATTTGGAGAAGTTTTATTTCGGTTGGTTTAGAAGGTCTTTGGAAGTATAATTTGTATATATATAATATTTATATACAACTTTAACTAGGAGTATACTCTTGAACGGACAAGACAAAAGAGACTTGAATGTAATATTAGAAAGAATGGAACAAGCTGATAATGACCGAGATTTAATGCACGCAGATATCAAGTTCATTAAAGAAAATATGTTCAATCCACATCAAGGGTTGTGGGCAGAATCGAAACTCAACACTCAATTTAGAGAGAATACTACGAAGTGGAGAACGGTCATGGGAACAGGTTTTATAGGGTTATTTATCAAACATATTTATGATTGGATTTCGTAGTATATGGTTATATGTCGTGTGACTTATGTAAATTAAACATACGTACTAAAGTATATCACGAGAACGACCATTTTATAGTATTAGATTGTATAGGTTGTTCAATACCAATGATTGTATGGAAAGAACATACAATGGATATCCCCGAACCAGATATGTACGTAATGGAAGCGTATTTAAAAGAGGTTGGGGATGTTTTTTTTGGAGAAGGAAATTTTTATATAGACAAAAGGCAACGAACTATTCCAGACCATTTACATTGGCACACAAGACGTAAAAGAGATGAGAGTTAGGTTATATATATGTATATAATTGTACCACGTTAATATATATAATTAAGAGGGTTATTGAAATTGTAATCCTCCGTTGTCAAGAGACAACGAAGGCTTCAACACTACGAAGCCAATAAAGCTTCGAGAGCTAAGTGCTTCGAGAGCTAAGTGCTTCGAGAGCTAAGTGCTTAAAGAGCCTTTA